CCGGGGCCCCCCCCCCCTTCCGGGCCCCGTGGCCCGCGCCGAGTCGACGCGCGACGCCGGACAGCGCCTGGTAGCTGGCCTCGGCCGCCTCGTACTGCCACTTCCGGCCGCGACCGGACAGCATCTGCGCGCGGCGGCGCTCATGTGCGGCCTCCGTCCGGTAGTGCACGATCTGGCGCTCCAGCTCGGCCACGACCGCAGCCCGCGCCTCGTCGAGCGCGGCCCAGGCGTCGCCCTCCATCCGGGCCAGGTACGAGTCCTCCGACTCCGGGTCGACGTCACTCATGGCCGCTGATCGCCCCATCCCATGCTTCGGGCAGGAAGCCACCGCTGGTGAGCCAGCCGTCGAGCGCCTCGACCAGCTCGGCGAACTCCTCCGGGTCGACTCGGCCCGTGCCGCCCTGTACGCGCATGACCAGCTCGCGCAGTTTGCGCAGTGTCGCGTTCGGGTCCATCAGCGTGTTGAGGCGCAACGCAGTCAGGCCGGCCTCGGTGAGACACCATGCGTGGCCCTCGCCCAGGTCTCGCCAGGTGATCCAGCCGGCGCCCTGCAAGTCGTGAGTGATTCTCGCCCTGACGGCCTTGGCGTCCCGGCTCATCGGCGGCTTAGTGTAGTGGAACAGGGCGTCAACGTGTTCGTCGGTGATGGCGCTGGGCGCGGAGCGGGAGAAGGCCGTTCCGGATTCGGGTGTGCTCATGGCCCCGATTCTACACCCCGAATCGGGGTGTGTCTAACTCAGGTGAGATGACAGCGCGGGACGGCTACTTGCCGAGCGCCTTCGCGTGCTCGGCCGTCGTCATCCCCGTGGCGGCGATGTGCATCTCCGCGCACAGGCCGTGTGCGCCCTTCGGCGTGTACTTCTCCAGCTCGGCCACGCACCGGTCGTAGTCGCCCGGTTCGCCCCAGCCGACCTTCGCTGCGCCCTCGCCGTGCACCCAGTAGTCCCAGAGCTTGCGACCCTTGGGGCTCGTCTCCAGGCCGCTGACCGCGAAGTCGGGCGACAGCACCAGGGCCACGAGCTCGGCCCAGGCGCCCGGTGGGCCCGATCCTGCCGGGCCGATCAGAAAGGGTTCGCGGCCAGCACGATGTCGCGGCGTGCCGTCGCCGCCCTGGTGGCATCGTCCAGGCCGAACGTGGCCAGGGCGGCCAGGCGCTGCTCGGCCAGTGCGCTGGTACCGGTCGCGTCGCCGCCCGTGTCCAGGCCGTCCTGCTCGGCGGCCGGCGCCGTCTTGCCGTTGAGGCGTAGCGCGATGGCGTCGGCCAGCTGGTCGTAGTCCAGGACCACGGCGCCCGAGGCCGGGGGTGCCTCGACGGGTGTCGACTTGACCGCGCCGGCCGCGACGAGCGTCTCCACTTCGCCGCTGGCGATGCGGGCACGGGGCACGGGGAAGCCGCCGACGTTGACGCCCAGGGCGGCCACGAGTTCGAGTCGGCCGCCGATCTTGCGCCAGTCGCCGGACAGGGCGTGCGCGCGGAGCAGGTCGAGGTCGGCGCCTGGGCGTGCGCGGCCGGCGACCCAGATGCCGTACTGGTCTTCGCCCGCAGCGACGTCGGCGACGGCGGAGCCCGTGTTGTCGTAGTGCTCCGCTGCTGGACCTGAGGACAGCCGTGTGCTGGCGTGACCGGTTCCCATGGTGATGTGCCCGACGGCGACCGTTCGCAGCTCTCCGTCGTCGTCACGTACCCGTACGGCTCCCGTGGCGAAGTACGCGTAGTCGGACGCGCTGCGTGGCGGCGTCACGCACTGGCCGGCGAAGCCGATGTGGCACGTGCCCCAGGTCGCCAGGTGGCCGTACACGTGGCCGTCCTCGCCCACCGTGAGCGCCGTCGGGCCGCTCAGCGCCGGGTTGGCGAACCAGTGCGCCGCGGGCAGATCGGCCAGGGCGCTGGCTGCGACGCTCTTCAGGCTGCCGTCGGGCGCCCAGTTGTCGGGGATCTTGCTGGACAGGCCGAGCTTCTTCGCCGCGGAGATGATGTGCTTGCGGATGGCGTCGTGGCCGGCGCCGCCGCGACCCACGGCCCGGATGGCGTTGTCGAGGTCGGCCGCGTTCTCGACGGGGTAGCTGGCTTCGCCAGCCGGCTTGCCCTTCGCCGGTGGCATGGCCAGGCCCTTCTTGAGCGCGCGGGCCCGCTTCTCGGCGTTCGGCGCCTTACCGGCTGCGTAGCCCTCGGCGTCGAACTGCTCGGCCGATGCCAGGAGTTCGCACAGCAGGCAGTCATCGCCGAGTTCGGCCGACGTCCAGGCACTGGCCGCGACGGCATCCAGGTCGGCCGCGGGCACCATCTCCTGGCCGTCGATGACCACGTAGGCCTCGGCGAACGCCGGAATCGCCACGAGCGTCGTCGCGGCGATCTTGCCGCCCGTAACGACCAGGCGCTGCTCGGCGTCGATGTAGTCCATCTTCGCCTGCTCGTCGCCGGCCTCGGCCTTCGCCATCAGCTCGGCCATGCGCTCCGAGTCGATGAACTCGTACTCGGCCTGCATGTCGGACAGGTCGGCCGAGTTGCCGGTCAGGTACCCGCGGCGGGCCAGGGTCGTCGCGGCGGCATCGGGGTCGAGCTCGCCCTTGCCGGTCCACACGAACGAGCCTTCGGGGAACGGCTCGCCGGTCTCCTTGCTGATGACGTCGGGGCCGGCGACGCGCGTCAGCTCGGTGATCTTGCCGACGATCGTGGCTCCGGTGTGGCCGTCGCCCGTGTTCTGCACCTGGGCCAGGACGGGGATCGGGAGGGCGCGGTGGCTCAGGGCGCCCGGCTCGATGTAGCGGTGGTCGCTGGTCTCGACGCCCTCGACGATGACCACCGGGAAGGTGGCCGGCACGCCGTCGGCGTAGTCGGGTAGGTCGAGCGGCTGAGTGTCGCTGTCCGGTTCGTCGGCTGCTGCGTACATGGACTGGCCTCCGGTCAGCGGGTAGTCGGTCACGGTGCCGCCCAGGGCTAGGCGCAGCCGGTCGAAGGTGACGGGTCCGACACAGTTCGGGTCGAGGTCGGTGACCGGCACGCCGTAGCCGGCGGTGACGTGCTGCACGAACGGGTCGTGCTGTGCGGGCATGAACGCACCCATGATGATGTTGGCGCCGTCCTGGGCGCGCTCGCGCAGCGGCGTGATCATGTCGCCCTCGGCGGCGTTGCCGACCATGTAGACCGTGGCGGCCTCGGTCTCGCCGACTGGTCGAGCATCCGGGTTGAACACGGCCCAGCCGAAGACGTTTGCCGCGCACGGACCGCAGTGGCTGGCCAGTCCGCCGGCCAGCGTGGCGAGCTGGGCGCCGATCTCGGGCGGCCAGGTGCTGACGTCGTCGCCCAGATACAGCAGCGTGAGGTGCAGCTCGTCGGGCGCGTCGCCGCCAGCCACGGTGAGCCGGCTGATGTCCGCCTGGCTGGGCACCAGGGCGATCATGCCGCCGGTATGGGTCTGCTCGTCCTCGTCAGCCACGGTCGTCCTCCAGTGCCCTCGGTGTGTCGCCGTCCCACGGATCGGTCGGCTGCGTGATCGACCGGACCATGAGCATGAAGCCGGTCCGGATCAGCCGGCGTGCCTGCTTCAGGTCTTCGCTGTGGATCTCGTCCTGGCCGGCGATCTCGCGCCAGAGGTCAGCCACGCCGGCTTCGCACATCTTGACCGTGTTGACCAGGCCGATGGTGGCGTTGTCGAGGTCGCGGTAGCCGGCGATCCGGCGGTGCTGGTTGTCGACCATGGTCAGTCGTCTCCGTTCGTCTCGGCGCGGCTGGCCTGCCAGGCCGACCAGTGTCCGATGATCAGCGCGTAGACGCTGATCAGAGCCACGTACAGGATGGAGTTGTGCCACCACAGCACGGTCGGTACCGCCATGGCCAGCCAGAACAGTGCCAGGCCGGCGTGCAGCCGGCGCAGCCTGATGGCGTTCGCTGCGGCCTGTCGGCTCGCTGCCATGGTTACTCTCCGTCGCGAGATGATCTTGCTTACCGGTTACCCGCCCGTGAGCGAGGGAGCCTTTTGCCTGGTCAGAGGCTCAGATACTCTCCGTGTTCGTTGGCCGGAATATGCCGTATCGGGGTGTCTTCCCCGATCGCGGCGTCGCCGGCCATCGCCTGCTCCGGGCGCTCGTGGCGACGCCACAGCTCCTCGTAATGCTGCTGCACCCGCTCGCCCAGCAGCAGGTGCAGATCCAGCAGCGTGTCGAATTCGGGCACGTAGCGGCGCATGTCGTCGTTCTGCTTGAGCCGCAGCTGCGCGAACTCGACCGGGTCGATGCCCTGCGCCAGGACGCCCCAGGCGCCGCCGACCAGCACCACGACGCTGGTCATCACCTTGTCCAAGCCCCTCACGTACCGGGCCTCGGGCATCTCCTGGCGCTCGTACTCGCCCAACAGGTTGCCCACCCACGGCAGCGTGCCCCGGAACTGGTCGTTCAGCGCCTCGGCGGCGGCGTGCTCGCGCACCTGCTTGCGCAGCCGCTCCTGGTCGCTGATGCGCAACGTGGGGGTGTCGCCCGCGTACACCTCGGGCATGTCGTGGATCAGGGCGAACTGGGCCACGAGGCCGCGGTCCAGGTGCGGGTAGTACCGGGCGGCGAACGCGCACGCCGTCCAACCCAGCATCACCGTGTGATCGGTGTCCGACTCCGGAGTGAGCTGGTCGGCATGGAAGCACGAGTTGCGGGCGATGCCGCCGAACGCCAAGGCCAGGGAGCCCAGCTCGACCAGGGCATCCGCGGTGTCGTGCAGGTCGGTGCCGACGTCTCGCCTGGCGATGGCCGTCACTTGGCGGCCTCGGGCTTGACGCCGTGCAGGTCGTCGTCGTGGCGCTGGAACGTGAGCTCGTAGTTCCAGCCGGCCTCGAACTGGTCGGCCACGTCACCGTTGACCGTCATGGTGACGGACAGGTTCGGGCTGGCCGCAGCCCAGGCCTTGTTGCGGTCGTCCCGGTAGTCGGGCGTGAACATCAGCGTCGCGCTACCGGGTCCGCCCCAGCCGGGAGACTGCTTGCCGGTGCAGGTGACTCGGGCCGTGATGTGCTTGTGCATGGCTGCTTCCCTTGTGTCGCTGGGCTTACGGGACTCGGCGGAACGGGCCGACGCCGATCATGATCAGGAACAGGAACAGGATGATGGCGATCACGATCAGCAGGATGTTCGTCGTGGTGAGAGTGTCCATCAGGTCACCTCCTTCGGGTTGCGGTCCAGGAATCGCTGCCGGAGCTCCTGAATGCGGTTGCGCTCGGTCAGTGTCGCCTGCGCCACGGTGCCTGTCCGGCCGGCCGCGGTATCGCCCTCCGCCAGCGCTCGCACGTCGGCCATGGCCTGCGTGTCCTCCTGGTGGACCTGAGTCTGCTCCCGAGCTTCGGGAATGGCCCAGACGGCGACGTAGTCGCACAGGCAACCGTCGTGGTCGCCCGGATGGCGGTAGGGCCCAACCCACTCGCACGGCGGGCTGGCGATGGCGCTGCTGAGCTTCTCGTCGCGCCAGCCGCCGAAACGCAGGCCGTCGAGCTCCTCGTGCGGATGGAACCCGCGTGGGCTCGGCGTCGGGCCGTAGCGCCACTCGTAGCCCAGGTGTGAGCCGCCCTCCTGGGCGACGACCTGGTGCACGGTGTCGCCGACGAGGCCGCCGGCCGGCGTGCCGTTACCCGCCGCGCCGGTGCCGTTGCTGCTGGCGCCGCCCGAGCCGGGCGTGATGCCGCCGACCTCGGCCAGCGCCGCCCGGACCGCACCCGGCGGAACGAGCGTGTCCGACTGCTCGCCGAGCTCGTCCTTCGTCGGGTGGAACAGGTGCCGCTCGGCCGTCTTGAGCAGGGCGGCTTCCAGCCGGTTCCAACCGGCGCGCTTGCGGCCCGTCATGGCGAGCTCGATGGTGCGGCCGATGCGCTTGGCCTTGTCGCTGGCCGGGTCGAGGCGCAGCAGCTTGACGACAGCCGCCGCGAGCTGAGTGACGGCCTGGGCCACCCACTTGTCCCACTTGACCTGGAGGCCGGCGAAAGCGGCCTCCAGGAGCTTGCTGGCAGGCAGGCCCAGTGCCATGACCGTGTCGGGTCCGAGGATGGCCGCGAAGTCCTCCACGGCAGCGTCAGCCAGCTTGGCGCGCACCTCGGGCTTGCCGTTGGCGTGACTGCGGATGCGGGCGCCGGCCTTCTCCAGTGCGCGCTCCATCGCGGCGTCGGCCGCCACCAGGATGCGGTCGCGCAGCGCGGCCTCGATCGCCGCCAGTTCGCGACTGGCATCGACGTCCACAGACCAGTCCACACCTGTGGACAATTCGCCGGCCGCGGTGAAGCTCTCGGCGATGGCCGTCAGCACGTCGGTCTCCATGCCGGTGGCCTGCTCGTCGGTCAAACCCAGCTGCCCCAATGCCCAAACCCGTTGCGCCGCAAGTCCGGAAGGCTTCTGCGCCGGCTGCGTCGTGCCCGTCGCCGGCTGCGTGGCCGGCTGGCCGCCGGGCGTGGCCGGCACCTTCGCGGCGGGAGCCGGCGGTGCCAACGGGCCGTTCGTGCCGCCGCCCTCGTCCTGCGGCGCCTGGCCGATCTCCTTGTCGGCGATCGTCTCCCGCGTCGGGTACATGAGCGGCTGGTCCGGGTTGAGCAGGCGCTGGATCAGCAGGGCGCTGGTCGAGGAGTCCATGCCCGTCTTCAGCATGATCTGCCGGAAGACCTCCTCGTCGCTGGGCGCGTCCTCGTCGGTGAAGCCCAGGGCATCGCGCAGCGCGCGGTCGCCGATGGCCAACCGGTCGTGAGCATCCTTCGCGTCGCTGCCCCGGTTGGGGTTCTCGGTGAGGTTGCCGGCGTCGAACCACACCTGCACCTGGGAGATCTCGTCCAGGGTGAACTGGTCGCGCGCCACCAGCATCGGCCACAGGTAGCCCTCGGTGAAGCTGTCGGCGATGTTCCGCAGTCGCGGGTCGATGTGGTAGCGGTAGGTGTTCTGGTCGATCTGGGCACCGGACCAGTGGTTGGTCTGACCGATGCCGCTCAAGATCTCGGGCGGCATGTCCAGGCCCGTGCCGAGACGGTTGAGCGCGTTGTCCAGCGACTCCAGCAGTAGCTTGCTGTCCTCGCGGACGAACGTGATGTGCCGGACCTCCCGCAGGTCCTCCGGGTTGCCCTTGAGCACCATCGGGACGACCGCGCCGGGCTCGCCCTCATTGTTGATCGGCGCCAGCATCGCGCCCATGAACTCGCTCATGAACTCGTCGGAGTCCGGGTCCTGGTCCTCGGCGTCGCGTGTCGCCGGCAGCAGCGACAGGCCTTCGGGCAGCAGCAACATCCCGTTCGCGGCGGCACGGGAGCGGCGGACGGCTCGGCGCTCGCGGCCGTTCAGGACGATCTCGCCGCACAGGTCCTGCATGGCGCGCATCGGGCTGTCGGCGAAGTCGGAGTACCGCGGATGCGGCAGCCACAGCCGCAGCATCTCCTCTTTCGCGGGGTCGACCTGGTGTCGGATCTGGCCCTTGCCGTTCTTGAGCAACAGCACGCCATCGGGCTGCACCTGCACCTCGTCGACCGACAGCACCTCCCAGCGCTCGCGCGCCAACTCGTCGATGTAGCCGTGCAGCCAGCACTCGCCGGTGATGTCGAAGTTCTCGGCCACCGCGCCCTGAAACTTCGCTCCGCTGGCGATCGGCAGCCGGCTCAGCTCGTCCTCGACCGCGGCCATCAGCTCAGGCGAGATGCCCTCGGGCTTGGCACTGAACAGGATCGGGTCGTCGCCCTCGACGTTCACGACAGCACCGACGAAGCGTGCCCGGCCGACGGCGTTGGCGATGAACTTGCCGGCGAACCTGAGCTCGGGAATCAGGTCGCGGTACACCCAGGCGTCGGACTGCCACACCTGCTTGGTGCCGATCAGGACACGCACGCTGTCGCGGTTGCGGACGTCGATGCGGGCGCCGGCCGCGCGGAGCAGGACCATGCCGCGACGGGTCGGACGCGCGGATGCGGCGATCTGCTGGTCCTGTGGCACGGCCAGGGTCATGGCGCTCCTACTCCTGGTCGTGGGCAGCTAGGTGTCCGACTACCGTGCTGAAGGCCAACGGAACCGCCACGACGGGCCAGAGCGACGGCAGCAGCGACATGATCACTGCGACGCCGGCACTGATCCAGAAGCCGATGCACCACGGACAGTCGACTAGGTTGACCAGCGGGTGTTCGGTTGGACGGTTGCGGTTCAGCCTTTCGATCACAGTATCGCGCCAGCGCGGCAACGGCGGCAGGGAGTCGCGGGTCCACAGTCGAGTCAGGCGCGCGGCGGCCAGCGCGTTCACGGCCAACCAGACCGGATCGTGCAGCCAGTTCAGGCTGGCCATTCGAGCAGCCTGCCCGCCCAGCTCGGATGCCAGCCCTTCAGCGGGTTGCCGCAGCCGCAGCCTCCGCCGCCCGTGATCGTCAACACTTCGCCGGTCTCCAGCGTGACCCACCAACCGGTTGAGGCCTGCCCCATCGGGCGACGAGTGGCCGCCATGTTGACCTCGGCCCAGAACGCCGGCTCAGGATCGCCCGGTCCGGTCGGGGCCGCCCGGTAGATGAACAGGCCCTGGTCGGTGGCGTACGCCTTGCAGCGGTGCCACACGGTCCGGTCCGGCAGTACGACGGAGGTCGGGTAGAAGGTGGCGTAGACGCCGGCCGGCACCGGAAGCGTGGTGGTCATGCTGCTGATGATACGACGATGCACCCGGCTCCGGGGTATGAACCCAGAGCCGGGTGCATCGCACCAATGCCGGCCGCCGCAAGCACGAAGCCGATCTTTATGGACAGCGGCAGCGTCGGCGTCTCGGCCTTCGGGGTCAGGCTGCCTCGGCGAACCGGCCGATCAGGTGATGAGCCGCGGTCCACGGGGCACCTCCTGCTCGGCCTTGATCTTCACCAGTTCGGCGCTGTAGGCAGCAAACAGGCCGTTGATAGCGCCCGAGACGTCCTGCTGGGCCTGCTGGGCCCGCCGGTCCTTCTCGGCCGTCACCAGGCCGCCCTGCTCGAACATGGCCAGCGGGAGCGCCACAATCTGCATGATCATGTCGCGGCCGTTCGGGTGCGCCATCTGGAGCAGCATCGTGGTCGACGGCTCCAGTCGCCGCATGACTCGTGCCGCGATCTCCTCATCCGTCGGCTGCTGGCTTGTCACTGCATTGCTCCTTCCATGATCGGGAAGTGCTCGACGGCCGTGGCGCCGTTCGGGTGGTGGATGGCCAGCAAGTGGCCCTGCCGAAAAACCCACACGGCGTTCTTCGTGTAGGCGTACGCGTAGTCGGTTTCCGCCGACGTCGCGTGCTCGTGCGGCCAGGTGCGCTGCGTCGCCCAAGGCGAGCGCGGCCAGTGGGCGTCCTGGTTGGCGTCCAGCATGATCTGCCGGACGCGCTCCAGATACGAGTCCTCGGTGTAGTTGCCGCGCGCCTCACGGAACAGGTTCTCGCTGGCCACGTCGGCCGGCGAGCCGTAGTCGGTCACGCTGCCCAGCCACTGGGCGCCCGGTCCGCGGCCCAGGTAGAAGTCTGCCTTCGCCATGATCGTCTCCTAGAGCTGCGTGGCCGTCCACACGTGGCCGTCGTCCCCGCGAAGCAGCAGCCCCCGCTGGGTAGTACCGATGCACTCGAACAACGCGCCGACCGAGGCCGGCGTCACCCTGGTCTGCTCCTGCTTGGCTGCCTCCGCCCTGGCTGCGTACGCCCGGTCGGCGCGGCCGACGTCGCGTGCGGCACGAGCAGCCGCGTTCGTCTCGGTCGTAGTGAGCTTCGGGCCGCGGTAGATCCAGGCTCGACCCTGGCTGACGATCTCGATCTCCAGGCTGTCGGTGAGCTGCAACACCGTGCGCTGCATCGAACCGCGATTCACTCCTGAGAACCGCGTCAGCAACTCCTCAATGCTCACGACGGCGTCGCGCCTGCTGTCCAGGTACGCGGCGACGTCGCCGATGATCGTTACCCCTCGTGACATTTTCAGTCCTTCCCTCAGTGGGTTGTCCCATCTCGCCGGCCGTGTGCCGGGAAGTCTTGTTGGCGACATGCCAGTAGCCGCAGCCGCCCTGGTGGAGACACTCGTAGGTGACGAACTCGGCCTGCTCCATGCCGCGCAGTCGCTGGGCCATCTCGTCCATCCGGGTGATGCCGCGCGCCGCGTCGTCCCGCGACAGGTACTTGATCTTCCCTGGCGTCAGCTCGCACTGCGGTCGACGCTGCACCGTCAGCCGTCCGCCGTCAGGCCGTTGGCCGTGCTTTCAAGGTCAGTCTTGGCGCCCTCCAAGGTCTCGGCCAGGTGGGCGCTCAGGTCCAGCGCGGTCGCCATGCGCTCCTCGATCTGGTCGATGAAGTCAGTAGCACGCGAGAACCATTCGCCGAGGTCGGCCTGCTGCTTGCCGCCGACCAGGCCGAGGTATCCACGTATCGCATCGACCCTGGCCCGAACCATCTCGATCTTGTCCAGGTGCAGGTCGGAGCGCACGCGTTGGGCCGTCCTCACCGCGTCCTGGCACAGCTCGGCCGCTGCCCTGAGGGCACTGGCAGCCTCGTCTGTGGCGCCCACTACAGCAGCCCTCCGTCGAGCTCGCTGGCCTGGGCGTGATTACAGATCCAGCCTTCTTCCGTCATGCGGACCATGTCGCCCTCCTCGAAGCGCTGGTGGCACTTCTTGCTGGAGCAGCGGCCGGCGAACCGCGCGGGCACCCAGCTCGGCGACGTGACGACTTCTGGCTCTGCTGGCTCGTCGAGCCAGCTCGGGTCGAGGTCGGGCAGCCCCTTGCACCATGAGCAGTCGCGCAGCACCATCTCGTGCTTACATCTCTCCTCGTCCACGGTGATCACGAGTTTCTCCTGTCGATGGCGCGATAGAGCTGGTAGGCGCCCACGCACACTCCGGTCAGGGCCATCAGTACGACAGCAGCCATGACGATCACCTCGGCGAGGCCGACGAAGATCATGACGCAGACGGTCCATAGCACGATGCGCGCCGGGCCGATGTGATGGCAGTGCACTCAGACCACCCAGCCGAAGACCCACAAGACGGCGGTGAGCAGGTGGTTGAGCATGTTCAGCGCGAACCAGCCGGTCGTCCGGACGACGTACCAGACGTACGCGTCGGCTAGGTGGCCTGGCTCGGTGGCGGCGAAGAACAGCACGATCAGTGCGACGATGCTGATCGCCGCGGTGCGTCTGGTGGCCTGCTCGGTCATTGGGTTCTCCCGTGTCCGGTTGTTCCGTACAGCTCGACTCTAGACCCCGAATCGGGGTGTGTCTAGCCTTCGCGCATGAGCCGGATCGACTCGTCGGCGTCGAGGTCGGCCGTGACTCGCCGGCGCAGGTCGGTCGTCGAGATCTCGCGCTGTCGGTTGACGTAGCACAGCTCTATGCCGTGCTCGTAGAGCCACGTCGGCGTGAACTGCATCTGCGCGTAGTAGTCGCGGCCCGTCTCGGGTGCCCAGTCCGAGCCGATGATCACCAGGTCCGGCTTCGCCTCCAGGATGGCCGGCTTGCTGTCGGCGCCGCTCACGTTGGGTATCACCTTGCTCACGTAGCGGATCGCCTGGAGCACCTCGGCGCGCTCCTCGTAGCTGCACACGGGGCGCCGACCCTTGAACTCTTCGACGAACTCGTCCGTGTTCAAGCCGACGATGACCTGGCCGTACGGGTGCCCGGCGGCGATATAGCACTGCCGCAGGAAGTCGACGTGGCCGGCGTGCAACAGGTCGAACGTGCCGCCGGTGTAGACGACGAACGATGTCCGCGGTCGCATCACGCCACGCTCCGTTCCAACTCGCGCCGCAAAGCCGCGACGTCGTCCATCAACCGGGTCGCCTCGTACCGGTAAAAGATCGCCTGGTCGCCGTTCGGATCCTGCTGGCGGTAGGTGTCGTCCCACTCGCCCTTGTTGACCAGCGGATGCAGGTGCTCGATCACGACGTCGGCGCGATAGGTGAGGTTCGTCGACTCGCCCCAGAGTTTCCACACGTTGTCGACGTACAGGTGGCCGAGCTCGGGCGGTGCGATGTAGCCCAGCGCGCCGAACACGGTCGAGGTCATCATGCAGGAGGTGGGGATGGACGCTCCGTGCACGAGGTCGTTGCCGTAGGCGAAGCTGACCGGCCGCTCCCTCAATTCGCCCCAGAGCCGCCAATCCCAGGCTTCGGCACGGGGCACGTGGTCATCGCCCAAAACAGCCAGAGCGAAGGACTCAGGGGCCGCTAAGGCCGCCATGCGGTTGAGCGGATAGACAAAACCGCGGTGCACGACGGGGGCCGGCATGATCATCAGCCGAACGTCGAGATTGGCGTAGCCGCCCATCTGATTCACTACCCAGCGGTAGCCGCCCATGTCGTCGACCATCGGATCGTCGTCACACACGCCCACCAGCAGCTGCACGTCCTTCAGGGCACAGGTGCTGTGACATGCCTCGATCAGTCGGGCCAGGCCGCGCGGCCGGCCGCGCGTCGGCACCAGGATCGTCAGCTCTCTCATCAGAAGACTCCGTTCTCGCCGACGCCCCAGCAGTCCACTGCCAGGAACAGCACCGCCAGTAGCCAGGCGCCGAGCAGACAGAGTTTCGGCTGGCGCAACAGGATCGTCACCGGTCCACCAGCGTCCAGTGCGACCAGGCCAGCATGATCACGTCAGCCAGGGGCGACACGTACGACAGCTGGATGTCGTGGCCGCTCGATACCAGCACGGTCGTCAGGTGCGTGTGGAAGTAGGGCGCCTCCGACGCGCGGAACGTCGCCTGGCTGGCGCAGTTGTCGACGTCGGCTCCGCAGTAGTGATCGTCCGTGTTGCCGTCCATCAGCAGCACCGGTACCCGGATCTTGATGGACAGGGCGCCCTGGTCGGTCGGCCGGGTCTGCGCCTCACCCAGGGCCAGCGTGTCCTCCGTGGCCTCGTCGTAGGCGATGACGCGCGGATCAGCCTTCGTCGGGTCGTACACCAGCGCGGCGCGCGTGCCGGGCCTCGACGTCAGGTAGCCGGCGTCGAGGCCGGCGAAGCGCTCCAGGTTGCTGGCTGGGTACGTCGTGGCCTTGCTGACGGCGTTGATGACCGAGGTCGTGGTGTGACCTGAGCCGGTCAGGATCACCGCATCGGCGTCGTGCGGGTGGGCGGCCAGGTCGCCCTCGACGTACAGCGACCCGTAGCTGTGACCGACGAGCTCGACCGGACCGGCGTGCAGCCGGCGAGCCTGCTGGATCACCTGGTGCAGCGCGTCGACCTGCACGGCGTAGGTGTCGTTCGCTGCCAGCTTCGGCCGGAACGAGGCGCCGTCGCCGATGCGATCGAGGTTCAGCGTGGCGTAGCCGGCTGCGTTCGCCTTGTCGACGTAGGAGTAGGCGCCGCCGAACTGCCGCCAATCCCAGTAGTCGTGGTTGTAGGTGCCGCCGTGCACCAGGACCTGCAACACCCGATTGGCGCGGCGGGGCACGCAGTACTGCGCCGACACCGCGCCCTGCGTTGTGCCGAGGCGCACTGTCGAGCAGCTGCGGCCATGGTCGGCTGCCTGGGCGACGGGACCGGCCAGCGGCAGTAGCGCCACCGCCAGCGCGACCGTCAGTAGCTTCTGTCGGATCTTCATCCAGCTCTCCTTGAGGCCTCGGCCCAGGTCTCGATCCGGTAGGACGGCGCGACCAGGAATGGCTTCAGGTCGGCCGGGCAGGTGATCAGGTGTGACGCGCGGCGGACCCGGACGGCGCGCACGATCCGGAGGGCGTGCTCGTCGGTGAAGCCATCGGCCAGCACCGTGACCCCGTTGGGCCACTGGTGGAAGTGTTGCGCCGGCTCGCTCAGCGCACCCAGGATGATCTTCTCGGGCCGAGCCGGAATGTAGATCTTCGGCTCGGCGCTGCCGTAGCGACGCCGGTTGACCCGTGCCCGGTACCACCCTGGCGGCCTGATCGCGAACAGGTAGCCGGCCACGACAGTGGCGAGCGCCAGCACAATCTGGACAAGGTCACTCATATCCGGCTTCCTCTCTTCGGCATCGGCGTGCCCAGGAGCAGCAGCGCACCCAGGTCGGGCGCAGCAATCTTCAAGTAGGCATCCAGGGCCTGGGCCACGACGAACGCGCCGGCCGCGGTCTGTGCAGCGCCCACGAAGATGTCCTGATCGCCCTCGTCCGGCTCGATGTAGACGGCACAGCTGTTCTTCGTGCCGGTCCTGCCACGGCTCATGTCGACTACCACCTGTCCGGTTGGCCTGATGTGTTCGCGCCGTGGTGATACCAGAGCCACGAGCGATCGGGACGGTGCACGATCTTGGCGCCGAGCTCGATACAGCGCAAGGTGAAGATCCAGTCCTCGCCGCCGGACAGGCCGGCCTCGGGCGTGTCCGGCGTAGCGGCCGGCCACGCGAAGCCAGCTTCCTTCGCCAGCTCTGTCCGGACCAGCGTGACGATCGTCGTCTGGTGCGGACTGGCCGGGTCGAACGTCTTACCGAAGTGGCCGAGCGGATCGGAGCCGAGCGGTGAGCCATCGGCATCGACCACGACGTAGTAGCTGTAGACGTAGTCGGCGCCGGTCGCCTCGGCCGTCTCGGCCAGGCCCTCCAGGTGCCAGGGCATCATCGCGTCGTCGTCGTCGAGAAAGGCCGTCCAGGGCGTCGAGGAGTGCGACAAGGCGAGTCCGCGGTTGATGGCCGCGCCTTCGTGCTCCTGGTCCATACGGACGGACAGGGCCCCAGGACAGAGCACCTGAGACCGCACCGACTCGACGGCGCGCTGGAGCATGGCTTCGCGGGTCGGAATCGTCGGAATGACCACCGTGATGTCCTGGCCCCTCATTCTCGACCGCCCTTCACGTCACCGATGATCGCTACGAGTCGATCGTTCATCTGGTCGGCGCTGGAGCGCGTGCCGACATTGATCATGAGGGCGTTCTCCAGGCGCCGCACCAGTGCGGCCTGGTCACTGGGCAGCGCGGGCGGCACCGCCTCATAGAAACCCAGCTCGTCGAGCTTCACCGTCCAGCCGCCACGCCGGTTGCCGTCGGCCAGCACCTCGTCGGCGAGCTGGCACGCGGACGTCCTATCGCCGTTGCGGAGCCACTCCATCGTGAGGTACCGCAGCGCACCAACCACCATGGCCGGGTACATCGCCTCGGCCAACACTGCGGCCTGCTCGATCTTCAGTTGCTCATCCCTCAGGTCGGGCATCGCCGGTCCCCTTCGTTCCGGGCCACGGGCCGTCGAGCTCGTGGCGGACATGATCGTCGATGCGGGCCCGCCACAGTCCGGGCCAACCCTGCGGCTCGTCGGGGAGAGCGGACCCGGTGAGCCCCAGCTGCTCCAAGAGGCGTGCCGGGTCGATCGGCGCCTGCTCGACGGCCGTAGCCAGCGCGGCACGCGTCTGCTCGACCTCCGAGCGGTACCGATTCAGCATGGCGTTGATCAGCGTCTGGGCGTGCGCACGCTCCATGCCGAGCTCCTCGACGGCTTCGTCCAGGCCGATGAACCACTTCACCCAGCACTCGACCCAATAGCGGAACAGGGATGTCTTGTTGAACTTGTCGCGGTCCTCGTCGCTGGACAGGATCGCTCGCATCACGGCGTCGCGAATCTCGATCGCCCGATCCATTCGACCGCTCATGAGCCGGCCAGGCGTCGCGCTGCCTGCTCCAGGTCGGAGCCGAGCTGGAGCATCAGCGAAATCAGCCCTTCGAGCTCGCGCATCGCCTCGCCGAATCGGCTGCCGAACTGCCGAAGGTACTCGTCGCCGGCCGCATCGACGAAGGTCACGCCCGACGACAGAGCCTCCCTGACGATCTGGAGCGGGTTCGTGTCGCACGTGTCGCTCGCGGCGGCCAGCGCCACCGCGGCCTCCTCCATGCTGCCCATCAGTCGGTCCTCTCGTCTCGTCCACTGAACTGCTTGTTGACGTGCCGCACGAGCTCCATCCAGCGGGCCCGAGTAAGCAGCACGCTCGACTCTTCCGGCACCTCGCCGACGAGGGCCGTCAGGACGATCTCGACCACGGCCCGATCGGTGGCCGAGCCGCGCTCGTGCACTGCGGCCTTGATGCTGGTCCTGGCGCCGTCGTAGCTCCAACCGAACCATCCGCCATCCGTGATGGCTGCCGCCGCGGGATCGGTACCGCTCCTGGCTGGCTCGCTGCGCCCAGCGCGCTCCCCGGCCACGAGCTTTGCGGCCAGGTTGTCGTAGACATCCTGCACAGCCTGCGTGATGATCATCTTGGCGATCAGCACCTGGCCCGCCTGGCCGGCCTTGCCCTCGTCGGCCAGGTCGCCGGCCTGGAGCTCCAGTGTCGACAGCGCCTCGGCGATCGGCTTCAGCAGCTCGCGTTCACGGTGTAGGTCGGCCAGCGCGGCCGTCTCGTCGTAGTCCGTCATCGGCCCATCCCTCCGCCTTGCAGCAGCTGGGCGGAGGCCTCGTCGAGCTCGGCTCGCACCGCCCCCATCTCGGCCTGCACCTCGTCCAGGTTCTCGATGAAGCGCTCAATCTTCGAAGCCCAGTTGGTGTACGCGGCGTCGCCGACGACAGGCAACAGCCGTAGTGCCTCCCGCAGATCACTACCGACGGCCTGGAGCGCGTCGTCGCGAACGAGTGCGCCGATGGTGCCCAGCAGCGCGCCTGCGTCTTCCCAATGTCCCACTTTTGTCTCCTGGTGACGGGCGCTCCAGCGGTCCCGATCCTGTACCGCTGGAGCGCGCCTGACTTTACACCCTTGCTAGGGGTGCGATTAGACGGAGCCGCTCAAGCTGCCGCCGGCCGCGATGACTTCGCCCGCCTGCTGGAATGCCTCCTGGCTGGACAAGATGATGGCCTGGAGCTCCTCCGCCGCTGCCTGGATCTGCTGGAGCCTGGGCGCGCACTGCTGTGCGACGATCTCGCCGGCCTGGGACATGTACCCGTTGCAGGCCTCGACCTGCCGCAGCACCTCCTGGCACGGCGCGGCGTTCAGCTCCTGGCTGGCGGCGATGATGGCGTTGGCGGCGTCTTCGATGTGACCCATTTGCTCACTCTCCTGATATCGACATGCCCGCGCGCACGCGGTGCGATGCCGTTCGTAGTTGATCGTTCAGGTTGTAGATCAGCGGCAGCATCTGGTCGGTCAGCGCGACGATCTGCTGGAGGTCTTCGTTGAAGGCGTCGACCGCCGGCTGGCCGAGCAGAATGAGCGCGTCGTACACGGCGCCCAGGTCCTGTTTCTGGGCGTAGATGTGGCCGTTGTGCAGGATGCCTGACGTGCGCATCAGCAGGTCGGCAGCGTCGTCGAGCGCGCCCATCAGGTCCCCCTTGAGGTGAGCTTGGCGACCTCGTCCAGCATTTCCTGGTAGGCCTGCCGCAGCATTTCGGCGTGCTGTTTGAGCGTCATCGCCGAGTGGCCGACACCGATGCCCCAGTGGCGCGAATAGGCCTCACCGGCGACGTCGATGAACTGCTGAGCCGTTTCCAGCTCGTCGGCGATTCGGGCTATCACCTCGGGCTGCATCAGGTTGCCGGCCCGCACCAGCATCTGGGCGGCCTCGTCCGTACTACCCATTACGGGCCCCTCTCTCGGCTGTCTCGCACGGGGGGACGCCAGGATTCGAACCTGGAACCTCGGTCGCACCGGTTGCCCGGCGGGCCCTGCCGCGCTCTGCCGCTTTGAGCTACGTCCCCAGGTGGCCGTCCCCGCCCGAGTTCGGGAGACGGCCCGTGAGCCTTGTCGCCGTCGCTCCATCCTGTCCCGGCGACCGAAGTCTGTAGGCGCTGCGGAAGGCGTGCGGGCAACCGTGCACGGGTGGCTCTGTGTTGCGTGGTGGCGCCCGGAGTTGAACCGGGACACAGGGACTCGCGTCGATCGCGGCCGGGAGTTGCCCCGCCGCCCTGGCTCTGCCGTTGAGCTACGCCACCGTGGTTGTCGGGCCCCTGGCCGGGGGAGGCGCGGCCAGGGGCCCGACAGGCTATCAGGCGTTCAGCAGGTGCAGGGCCCGCATCGCCACGTTCTCCAGGCCCTCGGCCCGGTCGGCCGACTTGAGGGTCTGGCTGAACGAGGTGATGGCGTTGGCGATACCGCCGGCCGTGGCCTGGCCCGAGCGCAGGAAGTGGCTGATGATGCCGACCTGCTCGTCCTGGCTGAAGCCCAGCTTCGGCGCCAGCACCTTGACGGCCTGCTCCGGGTTGGCGACCGGCTTGCCGGCCAGGCCTTCGATCTCGGCCACCTGCTGGCTCAGGAACTCGGGCGACAGCCACAGCTTGACCAGGTCACGAGTCTTGCCGGTGATGACGTCGAGCATCTTGCGGTTGGTGTCGTCGCTCCACACGACGGCGCCTTCGTTGAGCCGGCTGCCCAGGTGCACGCGGTTCTCGGCCAGCAGCGGGATCGTCAGGCCGTTCTTGCACAGGGCCACGACCAGGCGCGGCATCAGCTCGAAGCGGCCGTTACCGGTCTCGCTGTTGCGGAACTGGAAGCCGGCGTGCACGACCGGCTCCTTGCCCGGCTCGTAGTCCATGCCCTCGGCCTTGGCCGCCGCGCGCCATTCTTCGACCGTGCGGCCGTGATGGCGCTGCTGCTCGATCGCGGGGTTGCGGAACGGCGACTCGTAGTCGCCCAGCAACACGGGTGCCAGCGCGGCCACGGCCGGCGCGTGCAAGTTGACGTACATCGACCGGTCGGTCAGGTCTGCGGAGGTGACCTGCACGCTCACGCCGGCCTCCTTGATGCCCTGAAGCGATGCCATCAGGACGTCCAGGTGGTCGATGATGCCGAACCGGTCGGACAGGAAGGCGCGCAGTACGCCCTCCCCGCCCTCGTCGCCGCGGAAGCAGCGGAGCAGGAACGACCGATCGTCGGCCGGGAACAGCACCTCGCGGTCCTCGCCGCGGACCATGGTCTTGCCGCGCAGCCAGCCGTTCACGTTGGCGTCGTACAGGTACGGCCGACTACGCAGGGTCCGCATGTACGTGGTGGGGATGCCGAGCTTGCTGCCGATGCCCTCGTCAGCGATCGAGGTCGGGCGGTACACGCCGTCGACCTGGGTCACGCCGGTCTCGTCGACCCGTGCTTCGACGCCCTTGACGATCAGGTTGCCGTCCTGGCTGCGGATCTTGCTGGCCGGCACGTTGATGTCCAGCTTGCGCGCCTGCTGCTCCGACAGGATCTTGACAAGCTCACCGGCGGTGGCGTTGCGGGCGTTCGTGGCGATCATTGGTTCTTCCTCTCGGGTTGTCCCGGACGTCGGTCTCAGGCGTCCTTTACGTCGATAGCCAGGATCCGGCTGGTGGCGACATGGCCGGCGATGGGTCCGCTTGGACGCTGCACCATAACCGTGTCGTTCGGGCTGGGCAGGATGTTGCCGGCGACCACCTGGAGCGTGTCCAGAATCAGCTTGCCGGCGAAGCCCAGGGCCAACCACTCGGCGATTTCGGCCTGGTCGGTGATGCGCACCGCACCCTTGGCGAGTCGTAGAGTGCTCAGCATGTCGGTTCTCCCTCGCGGGTTGTTCCTGGCCTGACAAGAACGACTCTACACCCCGGTTCGGGGTGTGTCTAGTCTCAGATCGGCAGGCCCAGCGCCACGCGCCTGGCCTTCACTTTTGCCACCATGTCCGTCTCGGGCCGGTATGCCCGGCCGCCGGGCGAGCGCCAGCGGCCGTCCTCCAGCTTGACCCAGTCCCCTGGAGCGGATGTGTCGGGTCGACGCTGACCCGGACCGTAGCCCACGCCGGGCGGCGGGTAGTCGCGGCGGCTCGGGCGCACGCGCGGCGGCGCCATCGGGTCGCCGGCCAAGGCCGCGGTGAGCTCGTCGAGATCGTAGGCGTCGCCCTTCCAGCGCGAGTACGCCGCGACCTGCGCTTCGGTGAACGCCGAGCCGACCGCCCTGGCCAGGTCGTGCTCTGTCCGCACGGTGACCGCCCAGCCTCGGGCGGCCGGCGTGCTGATGCGCAGGTGTCCGGTGGACAGCTCCTCGATCTGGACGAGCACCGACCGCACCTGATGCGCTACCGGTGCAGGACCCTGGACAGTAGGACGCTCGATGCGCGCCACGCCGCCTCCTAGGGCCGTGTGCGGATGTTCATGCCGTGGACGGTCGACGACACCTTCGTTTGGATCTGGCGCTCCCTGGTGGCCTTGGGAGCCTGGAGTGAGCCCGTGCCGGCGCGGCTCAGCTCGGTGATCAGGTGGACGTCGGCGTCCATGCGGTCGGGGGAGTCCTGGCTGGGTAGCCAGGTTGCCATCTGGTGCTCCAGCTCCATGAAGTGCCCGACATGGTGCACGGCGCCCGACGAGTACATGGGCGCGATGAACTCGGCGCGCAGCCGCTTGTTCACGATCGGGTTGACCTGGCGCGTCGGCGGACCGGCGGCCGGCCAGCTCAGCAGGATCGGCACATTCGGCCACATCATCCGCAGCTGGTCGTCGATCGCCCAGCGGTCCTGGAGGCTGTCCTCGGGCACGACGAGCTGAGCCAGGGCGTGCTCAGCGGCCATCTTGTCCGGGGCGACCGGCCAGGGCTGCCGGGTGATCGAGCGGTAGCACTCGTCGAGGATGCGCGCCTGGCGCCTGATCAGCTTCCACTCGGTGCGGATCGAGCGGCGCAGCCCGGACAGCGACTTCTCGTAGGCCAGGGCCGAGCCGCCCCACTTCGCCATCGCGAAGATCGCTCGCCTGATCCACTCGCCGACCGTGTAGTGCCCGGAATCGTCGGCCAGCACGTAGTAGTCCCCGTCGGCCCCGATGCCGCCGGTGATGATGCCGGCCTCGTCGCCGGCTCCCGTGTTGTCGGCCGGGTCGACCATCGTCAGCACGCTGGCCATCTCGGGCGCGGCCGACACCCGGTTGCGCTCGAACCATTGGCGCTTGAAACTTCCGCCCTCGGGCGCACTGGGAACGCCCTGGTACAGCGCGTTCCACCAGCGGACGCCGATCTGGTCGGGCTTCGCCTCCCACTCCTCGCGGGTGCGACCGCGGGCCGAGACGAGCCACTCGCCCGGCTCGCGGCCCAGCGGATCGTTCTGGCCGGCCTGCGCCGGGATGTTGAGCCGGGCGTAGATCGGCGTGACCCGCGCGTCGTCCTCCTTGATCAGCCAGCCGGACAGGTCGTCCTCGTGCCAACGGGTTTGGATGACGATCACGATGGCGCGGCCAGACAGTCGCGCGCTGGCCACCGCCTGGAACCAGTCCTTCGCGGCCTGCCGATAGACCGGGCTGTCGGCCTGCTTGGCGTCCTTCAGCGGGTCGTCGACGATCAGCACGTCGACGGGCCGGCCGGTGAACGCGCTGCCGACGCCGACGGCCAACATGCCGCCGGCACCCTTGCGGCCCGGTATGTCCGTCAGGGCCCAGTTGGTCTGCTGTGCGCGGTCCGGGTCCAGGGTGAGGCCGAGCACGTCGACCCGGTCGAGGTCCTTCCGCTCGCCTTTGTAGCCGGCGCCGTGCAGCTCGATGAACTGCCGCACGGCCAGGGTCGGCTGGCTGGCGATGCCCTGCTCGTAGCTGGCCACGGCGATGCGGAGGCTCGGGTCGCGCAGCAGCAGCCATAGGCTGCCGTCCTGACTGATGCGGGTGGTTTTGCCCTCCTGCGGCGGCGTGCTGATGATCCAGCGGCGCTGCACGCCGTGCCACGCCTGGGTAATGACCTCGTCAAGCTTGTCCAGCAGCGGCGTCTGCACGCTGTCGCGGCGCAGGAACTGGGCCAGGTGGCCCGGCATCGGGAACCGCGCGATGGCCTCACGCCGGCGCAGCACCCGGTCGAGCCGGGTCTGGAACAGCTTCCGCTCCGTGGCCGACAGGTCGCCCACAACCTGCTGGACGACGTCGCCGGTCGAGGTCACCCGGCACTCTCCAGCGGCACCGCGGTCAGCCGGCGCAGCGGCTGCACGTCACCGGGCGCGCCGTCGGTCAGCTCGACGATACGAGTGATGGCGTCCTCGACCTTGCTGGCCTGCACTTCGATCTTCATGGCGGCGTCGAGGCCCAGGAACTTCCGGTACTCGCGGCCCAGCGCGATCATGACCTCGATCGAGCGCGGCTCGCCACGCAGGGCCCGCGGCATACCGGCCTGGCGCAGCAGGCGCATGTTCTCCAGCTCCTGGGCGAACACCTGTTCCCGCAGGTCGGCGCTGTCGTCGATGACGCGCTGCATTTCGCGGCCGAGCAGCGTCCGGGCTTGCTTCTCCGAGAGGTTGAGCGAACGAGCAGCATTCGGCACGGTGCTGCCGCTCGCCACGAGCTCCATCATCTTCCGGGCCAGGCCGAGGTTCTTGACCCTGGTGGCGACGCCGTCCTCCTTCGTCATTACCCCAGGTTAGCACCCTGCGGCGGGGTCGATACCTACCAGCCGATGATCTCGGCGAGCCGCTCGGTGCAGCCCTGTAGTCCTGCCGAACCCAGGTTGCTCATCTCGTGCACGTGCAGCAGCGGGCGCTCCAGGGCGGCGTGCTCGGCGTATTCGAAGAAGTTGCGCGACCGCGTGAACTGCCCGCGCACCCATGATTCCTTCTGGTGACTGCCGCGCTCCTGGCAGCGGCGCTCGACGATGTCCGGCGACGCCGTGACCAGCACCACGTGCGCCTCGATCTCGGCTGCCATGAGCGCCTCTACGAAGCGGCGCACGCCGAGCCGGGCGCCCTCGCCGAGCAGCACGGGCGCCTCGGCCGCCGCGACCCCGCTGACGATCCACTCCTCGACCGGCACGATGGCGCTCATCGCCATGGCGTCGGTGCCGGGGAAGCCGGCCGGGTGCTTGCCGGCACGGGCGCCGAGCTCGACCGCGATGGCACCAGGATCGTGCCGATGGGCCGGCTGGAACAGCCACTCGCGGCGCGGCTGCCCCTCGTCGGGCGTGCTCTCGACCCGGCCGTAGGGACTCGTGAGGCGACTCATGATCGCCGACTTGCCGACCGCCGGGCCGCCGGTCAGGTACAGGGCCTTCACGCTTTCACCTTTGCTTTCGTGCCGATCTGGCCGCCCACGATCCACAGGGCGGTAGTGCCGTCGCGCCGCATCCACCAGGGCGGCTTCGTCTCGTCGAGATACCGGACGACCTTGCCTTCGTAGGTCGGGTGCAGGTCAATGCCATCAGCCTGACCTGGCATCCGCTGGGCGTAGCTGGCGTAGCGCATGGCGTGCAGGTCGATGACCTCGATGCGCACGGGTGTCAGGTCGAAGTCGACGCCGAGCCGGTCGAGGCGCTCGTGCAGCCAGGCGCGCCGGCTCGGGCCGATACCGACAAGCACGACGCGCCGAACGCCGACCGGGCCGTACCGGTGCAGGCCGTACAGCACGCCGGCCGCCGAGTTGCCTGAGCCGAAGGGGATCACCAGTGTCTCGACGTTCACCGGCAGGTTGTGCACCTGCTCGGCGGCGGAGCGATGGAACGCCTCGACGTCGGCCGGCGTGGCGTCGCCCGGCGGCGTGATGCCGTAGTTGAGCACGTAGGAGCCCGGCTCGTTCGCCTGGCGGATGCGCGCGGCCCGCTGGAGATACGGGTTGAAACCCACCGGCACGAACTCGAACTCGCCGCCGGCCGAGGCCGCGATGACGGGCGCGATGTGTCGCACGACTGTCTCAGGTCGGGTGGCGCCGTAGATCAGCGTGCAGGGCAGGCCCAGGTCGCGGGCCACGACGGCGGCCATGGCCGATTGTGGGCTGAGCACCGAGCTGGCCGAGACGATGCGGGTGGCGCCGCGCTCGGCGGCCAGCTGGAGCAGGTGTTGGCAGGCCCTCAGCTTCGAGCCGTTGACGCCGAAGTCTGCGCGATGATGATCTTCTCGTTTGTACCACCGCCCGTTGCGTAGCTCGACAGGGGTGAGGTTGACGGTGGGCATCGGTCGTCCTTTCTGGTGCCGAACGCGCCAGCGGCCACGCGGGCGCCGAAGTCGTTCTCGAAACACGGCCAGTCGCCGTCCATCACGATGACCTGGCCCGTGTTCAGGTAGTGGTTCTGCTTGTCCGGCACGACGCCGGGGTCCAGCGGGTTGCACTCCAGCCGTAGGCGCGGCGGCAGCTCGGCCGCGCGGGCGTCCCAGATGGCTTCGAAGCGGGTGCCGAACTTCGACTCGGCCCGCACGAGCCGGTTGTAGAGCAGGTCGTTGTAGACGTTGGGGTAGCGGCGCTTCGGCCGGTGCCAGCTCTTGTACGTGCACAGCGCCGACTCCAGCGTCAGGTAACCCACGTCCGGGTTGTCCGGGTTGCGCACCCTCGCAATCGACAACAGGTGCTCACCCAGGCGCTCCAGCTCGCCGAGCACCTCGGGCGGATAGTCGCCCCGAAAGTTCGGGTTGCGGTCCCACCAAATCCACTCGTCGAGGCCGTGCACCAGGGCCAGGCCATTGCGGTGGCTCTTGCTGCCGTCCTTGTCGCGCAGCAGCAGCGTGTCGGCGTCGGGCAACCAGTGTCGGCCGCGGGCGCCGACGCCGAGCAGCCGGACGTACTCCAGGTAGCTCCAGGCGCTCAGCCGGCCCATGGTGTAGATCTCGTTGGCGGCCCGCCACACGCCGGTCCAGTCACCGGCGGCGGCATGGCGCCAGTACGCGTCCTGGCCGGCGCGCGTCAGGTTGAGGTAGCTGCCGACCGCCTCCGCGAACTTGCTTTTGTGGTAGCGGCGATCGGTGTCCCATTCGAGGTCGCGGTAGTGCTGCCGCCAGAACTTGACCACGCGGCCGGCCTGCTCGGGCCGGCTGCCCTGCTGCATCAGGAGCAGGGTCGTCACGGGGTTCTGCGTGTTGCCGTTGATGAACGCGGCCCAGGCGCGCTGCTCGACGTCCCAGTTCAGCTCACGGGCCAGGTAGGGCAGCACGTAGTAGACGGCGCCCGGATGGCTGCGGTAGCGCAGATGGAACGTGTAGAACCGCTGGAACACCTCGTGCCGGTACTGGGTGAGCCGGAAGTCGCTGCCGGCCTTCAGGTCCATCACGTCTCCAGTTGGTCGAGGTAGGCGTCTTCGATGGCGGTCGGATCACCGCTGAGCGCCGCGCCCGAGCGGCCACCAATCAGCCGGCCGGACTGCTTCTTGCGCATCGACGTCGCCGAGCGGCCGTTAGCCGGACTCAGATTCCCTTCGGCAACACGACTGGCAATGTCACGTTCGCGCTCGGTGCGCCGCCGTCGGGCGTAGGTGGCCTCGACGGCGGCGCTGAAGCAGTCCTTCAGGCCACGGAGGGAGTAGTAGACGATGCTGTAGCGATAGCCGTCGACCGCGGTCTGGCGCATCGGCGTGACACCGTGGACGAGCTGCTGGCCGGGGAAGAACACGGCCCAGCCGTCGCGGCACGGCACGACCAGGTCGTACTCGGGCACCGACAGGTAACCGCCGGTGACGCCTCGGCGCAGCACCGGCATCGCCGACCACACAGGGTAGTTGAACACGTCGCGGTGATAGGGCAGCTGTGCCGACCGGTTGATGACGCCGCTGGTGTAGTGCGTTTCGCCGAGCTTCCAATCAGCATCGACGGCCGCGACCGTGGAACGGTCGGCCTCGACCCGGTCGGGCACGATCTCGCGCAGCATGTCGATCAGCCGGCTGGCCCATTCGTCCAGGACGCGTTCGGTGTCCGGGTTGTCGATGGCCATGCTGGCCGGCTGGCAGCCCTCCCGGCCGTACAGCGGGCGCCGCGGTGTCCAGCCGAAGGTCCTGCTGGCGTTGCGCAGGCCGGCCCGGTACGCGGTGTAGCTGGCGCCGCTGGTGGCGAGCACGGCCCGGCGTAGGTCGCCGACCGCGGTACGGTCCAGCGGCAGGTAGGCCAGCACCGGTTCGCCCGTGTCGCCATCGACGACGAGCTGCGCCGAGTGGATGTTCGGCAGCAGCGTCGGCACGGTCTCGCCGATCATCTTGCCGGCGACGTCGGCCGCCATGGTGCGGCCTGTCCCCACGAAGTCCATCAGTCGGCCTCGGGCGCCTGGGCGCCGGTCGCGTCGGCCAGCAGCCGCACCAGCACGTCGGGCGAGTTGTCGACGTCCCAGCGTTCGGCCAGATCCTTGAGCTGCTCCACCACCCACACGTAGACCGGGTTGCTGAACATCAGCATGACCATGCGGGTCTTCGTGGTCTCGTACTGGGTGGCCATCTCGTCGATGGTCTTGCGGCTCGCGGTCTGGATCGGGTCGCCGAGCGCGTCGGCGACGGCGGTCCCGCCGGTCTCCTCCAGCGCGGCGGCCAGGTCGTCGAGGTTGCCCTGGTCGTAGCCGGCCAGACTGAGACTGCCGTTCTGTTCGATGGCCGTCAGCAGCTCCAGCAGGCTGGACTGGTCGTAGCCGAGCGACTTGTCTCGGGCCCGGTTGTCCCATGCCAAGATCTCCAGGGCGCGCTCGTCGCTGCACCGCACGAACTCGGCCCGGATGTGCGTCCAGCCCAGCTGGTCCCTTGCGGCGCGGTAGGTCGAATTGCCGGCCAAGATGTGCCCCGTGTCGGCGTGCACGACGATCGTCCGGTACTGGCCCATCTCGCGCAGCCGGGTGGCGATCTCCCCGATGTTGCCGCGGTTGGCGTTGCGCGGATGTTCCGAGATCGCGGTGACCGGCACGTCCCGCACCTCAACGACATGAACCTTCTCCATCAGCCTTCGCTCTCGTCGGTGATGACCACGTAGAGGCGTGGCTCCTTGCTGTATTCCGAATCCTCGTGCCGAGAAACAATGCTCTGGCTGGCGCGGACGATGTGGCGCGAATTGTCGTCGGGCACGACGCCGTAGCCCACCAGGCAATCAATGATCGGCTTCAGGCTGGGCGCGATGTTGTCGGCGTCCATTTTGCGATTGTTGCCGGGATAGTAGACAAGCTCCACGCTGGCCTTTTCCAGGCGCAGCGGCGGCAGGTTAGCCTGCTTCGCCGAGAGCAGGGTGATCAGCTTGAGGTCGTTCTGCAAGTCGCGCAGCTGGGCCCAGTGCATCTTGCGCTGCTCGTTCGCGGTGATGGTGGGCCGGTCGATGAGCAGTCGTAGCTTCCATCGCCGCTGGCCGGGCGGTCGCTCGGGCGTAACCACGTGGGCACCCTTCATGCACCAGCAGCTCGTGGGCCGATGCGGTTGGCTCATGGCGCTACCATACACCCCTAAATGGGGTGCAGACGGGCCGGTGCCCCTCCGAATCCCGACGGAGGGGCACCGGCGTGCGAGCCTACTCAGCGCTGCTGGTTCTCGGCCGGGTTGGCCGGGTCCGTCGGCTGAATCTGCGGCGCCTGGGTGGGCGTCACCTGGTCGGCCGGCTTCGCTGCGTTGCCAGCAGCTGCCGAGACGTCGCCCTCGGCGACCTTCAGGTCCGCCGAGGCGTCGGCCTCGACCGTGTGCACCAGGTCGGCCACCTGGCCCCGCGCGGTGTTGACGAGGCTCACGGCGTCGGCCTTGATCTCGTCGGCCACGGTGCCATGCAGCATCCCGCCCAGCTTGGTCTCCAGCTCGTTGAAGAACTCGTGCACCTTGTCGACGAAGTTCGACATGGGGTCGTCCCACTTTCTCTCGTACGGCGCCCGATCGGTTGTCGAGCGTGGCTACTGGTGGTTGTTGAACAGGTTGAAGTCGACCGGGATTGCCGGGCCCATCTCCAGTGAGCCGGCGCCGGTGGACTTCCAGGCAATGCAGAATGTGACGGCGCCGCCAGCGATATCGCCGGACGTGGCGTTGAACCAGGGATTGATGGCCGGCCCGAAGAACTGGTTGGGCTGGTCCGGGTTGGCCTCGGGCATCCCCTCGTAGGCCGGGTCCGGCGGGAACGTCGGCGAGTTCAGCAGGCGCACGATCGCGCCCGCGACGACCACGCCGATGTCGTAGTAGGTGCTGGCGCCCGCGTTCGTCAGGAAGCCGTACTCGGCGCGCACCTGGTCGCCGAGCGCAGCAGCGATGGCCTGGGCCGTGCCGGCGATCGGCATCCACAGGCCGCCCGTGTTCACGGCGGAGACGTTGCCCGAGGTGATGCTGCCCGAGGTGATGGCCATCCGGGCGCCGCCACCTCCAGCTGCTGGCGCCCAGGCGACGCCGGCTGCCTGGGCCGAGCTGGCGGTCAACACGTTGGCGTCGGCGCCGACCGGTAGCCGCACGAGCGCACCGGCGCCGGTCGCCACGAACAGGTCGCCCTTGGCGGTGGCCAGGCTGGTCTGCACGGCGCCCGCGATTCGCGCATCGTTGCCCTGCGCCGCGGTGCCGGCCGTGGTGCCGTAGGTGATGGCCAGCGTTCGGTCGGCCGTCAGGTCGCCGCCGCCCGTCAGGCCACCCGCCGTGGCGATGACGCGTCCGCTGGTGGCCTTGCTGGCCACGCCGGCCGCGAGTGTCGCCAGGTCGGACACAAGGCCCGTGACGGAGCTCTCCGGGACGATACCGACCGCGGCCTTGGGGTTCTGCGGATCGGTGTTGTCGACGACGATCGTGCCGTTCGTGGCCGTGACCGACTGGACGCCGGCCGCCGTACTGGGCAGGAAGCTCTGCGGCACGTGGCCGGTCCCGTCCAGCGGTGCGACACCATTCGGCGTACCGCGCTCCGAGGCGAGCAGGTACAGGTTGGCGGCTGTCGGCACCGAGCGCGGCGCGGTTGACAGGTCGAGCGTGCCGCCATGGCAGGTGACCGTGTAGGGCGCCGGATTCTCCGCGCCGTTGATCTGCTCGACGATCTCCAGCTGCATACCGTCGATCGTCGTCAGCGCCACCGAGAAGGCGCCGTTGACCAGCGTCTCGACGACACCCAGAACGGGGATCAGCGAACCGGGCGTCACGGCTTCGGCCACCGGCGTAATGGTGACCTGGCCGGTGGCCTGGCTGCCGTTGATGAGCGGCCAGTTGCCGGTGATCGTCGTCGAGATGGTCGGCACGGAGACTCCCTCAGATCAGGTACAGCGCACGCAGGGTGATCGGGCCCGCGATGCCGTCGACCGCCAGGTGGTCCCTGGACTGGAACTCGCGCACGACAGCTTCGGTGGCCGGTCCGAAGTCATTGTCCACGGCCAGGTGGCTGTAGGCCGGGTACTGCGTGTCGAGCGCCCGCTGAAGCACGCCGACGGCCGACCCGCGGTTGCCGCGCCGCAGGTAGGTGTTCGGCGGGAGCTTGCCGGTCACCGGGTGCGGCACGGGTGGTGGCCCAGGTGTCGGCGCCGGTGCGGGCGCACCCATCCGGATCATGTCGACGGCGGGCGTCCAACCGTTCTCGAACTGACTCTCGTCAACGTGACCCACGACGCCGGCCACGTTCGCCGAACTGGTGTTCTGCCACAGCTCGACGCCCGGATGACTCCAGGCCAGAGCTGACGCGTACTGCGCCGGCCACAGCGACGTGTAGGCGTCGAACCAAGGATCGACGTTGAGCGTGTGCGTGAACAGGTAGACCCCGGAGTATGACCTGAACCAGGCGTGGCCCGTCCGGCTGCGGAACTGGTTGCGGAAGGCGACGTGCCAGGCCGGCGTGACGTTGGAGCCTTCGTCGTCCAGGACGGGCAGCAGTTCCCAGCGGGGCACCGACAGGTAGACGTCGGCGAAGTGGTTGGCTTCGGTGACGGGGTTGCCGTGGTCGGCGTAGTGGTAGGCGCCGCGCGGGATGCCTGCGGCGCCGGCTGCGGCGTAGTTGTCGCTCCAGTACGGGTTGACGTAGCCGTTGCCCTCGGTGAGCTTCTCGATCATGCCGAGCACGCCACCCGCCTTCGCGACCGGCCAATCCACGCGGCCTTGATAGCTGGCCACGTCCAGAATGAATCCCATCGGTCCTCCTGTTCGGGTGTGACCGGCCTGCCCGGTCGGGGGTATCAGGCGGGCAGGCCGGTCACGGTGCTACCAGGTCTCGCGAGCGATCACCTGAGGTGGCGCGCTGGTGATCCGCAGAACCTGGCAGTTCTCGGTGATGCGCCGGGCGATGCGGTCGCCGTAGCGCTCGGTGAGCTCACGGGAGCTCAGGTTGGTGGTCACGATCATGGGCAGCGAGCGCGCGTTGCGGTAGTTCGTGAGCCGGTACAGCTGCTCCAGGCTCCAGTCGGTGACCTTCTCGGCGCCCAGGTCGTCGATCAGCAGCACGGGCGTGAGCTGGAACGTGCCGATGTCGCTCGCCCCGTCGGCGTTCGGCCGCAGGCTGTCGATCAGCGATGCGACCTCGACGTAGGTCACCGGCACGCGGTGGTCCATCAGCAGCATCCGGGCCAGGGCGCTGGCCTCCCAGGTCTTGCCGACGCCGGCCGGGCCGACGATGACCATGTTGCGCCGCTGGCCGGCGAAGTAGCCCAGCAGCCAGCGTTCCGTCTCCGGGTGGCGCGGCTCGGCGCCGCGGTAGTTGTGCGGCAGGCGCGACAGCAGCACGCGCGACTTCTCCTCGCGCCACTCTTCGCGCGCCCGGTCCTCGGCTGCCTGCATCTCAGCGTCCGTGGCGAACCGGGTGCCGTGCCGGGCGATGAACTCGCTCAGGCGTGCATCCAGGTCTCGACTCGCGTTCACGTCCCAAGCATACCCCCCGAAATGGGGGTCCACACCTGCATTCACGGTGAACTCTTCCTGCTCAGAAGTACGTGGGCGTCGGCTCGGCGTTCGCCGCCGCTTCCGCCTCCTCGGCGGCCACCCCGTCCCAGTAGTCCTGGTTGCTGATGTTGAGCGTCGTGCCACCGTTGGCGACCGGCCGCGACGCCGGCTCGTCCAGCCAGCAGTCCTGGTTGAGCCAGGTCGAGGGATGCTTGGTGTAGGTCTTGTCCTGGCCGGCGCGCTCGCCCGCGTACCGCCGGCAGCCTTCCATGATCAACTCCGGATTAGCTCCACGCCGGATCGCCGCCAACCAGGAGCGCTCCGCGCCCTTGCGTCCTACGTGCCTCGGGTAGAGCGCGTAGAACGCAGCGAAGCCGACGAGCGGGTCGGGCTTCGGCTCTGGGCTGCCCTTCGGTTCTGGCTCCAGGTCGGGGAGCAGGCTCGCCTGGCCGTCGCTCGACTCGTCGAGCAAGATCTGTTGATCAGTTTGGTCTTCTGGTAGATCATTGATCTTCTTCGAAGAACTGGTCTTCTTATGTTCCGGGTTTTCCCCGGTTGGGGATGGCCCGCGCTGGGCTTCCCCGCCTAGGTCGCTCGGCCTAACCTGGATTTTCTGGGTTAGGGCCTCTCGCTCCTCCGTGCTGAACTCGATATCGCTGATCAGGAGCTGTGTGCCTACCCGGTGGCCGAGCTTGTTGCGCACCTCGTTGCGGATCAGGAAGCCGAGCTTCTCCAGCTCGCGCAGGCAGTTGCCGACCGTGTCCGGATTGATGTGCAACACCTTGCCGACCGACTGGTGAGTGATCTCGAAGTCGACCGTGTTGGACATCAGGTAGCAGGCCACGTGGAAGGTGTGGCCGCTGCGGTATGGGCGCCGGATGAAGCTGTTCGCGACCTTCGTGTGCCGCTCTGGCCGGACGTACCGGCGGGCCGTCATCGCCATCAGGAGGCCACCTTGACCCAACCGTGCAGCTCCAGCCAGGCCAGGGCTGTCGTCAGCTCCCCCAGGTCGCCCTTGCCTGCCAGCAGGGCAACCGGCACGGCCGTGGAACCCTCCCCTGCGTACGAAGCCAGGCACCAGGCGACGCCGGTGACCTCTATCGGACTGGTGAAGTCGAGCAGCATTCGGCCGATCTCGCTGTCGCGGTCGACCAGCGTGCTGTTGGCGAAGTTGCCGACCTCCAGCCAACGATCGTCGAGCCGGACAACCGAGCGCTCATGGACCTGTGTCATACTGGCTTCCGTCCTACGCAGGGGACTACTGGATGTACGAACGGCCGGGTAGCAAGCCCGGCCGTTCGCCGTGTCTGAACCTATCTTGCGCCCCGGTCCCGTGATTACAACAGAGTGGGTTCACTCTCCGTGTCGGCGGCCGGCAGCGTCGGGGCGACGAAGTGCACGCCGGCCTCGGCGCCGCCCAACTCCAGCTCGTGCAGCACGGTGTCGAGCTCGTGCCGCAGTCCAGCGGCTAGCGCCGGCCGATCGGTGGCCGGCGCCGTGTCGAGGTTCGCAGCAAGCTGGCGCGCACGCAGTGTGGCCGCGTAGGCGTCGCCGATCGTCACTGTGCGAGCTTCGCCGCGAGAGTGGCCGGATCGACCCCCAGCATCCTCGCTGCGGCCTCGATAGAGCTGCCCTGGGGCGAGGCGCCCAGGTTGGCCAACGGGGCCACGCTGAGCAACTGAGCTCCCTCGCACGGCCATGTCTGGCCGCATCCGCCGCAGGTCGCACCGCTGGCGCCGGCCGCGATCACACCGAAGTGGGCGACGCCCTGGCCATCGACATTGCTCGGCGCCGCCGACAGGTCGAGGTCGTGCGGCTCGGGCACGGACAGCTGCGGCTCGCTCAGGTGCGGCTGCGGCTGGGCCGGCGCGCGCCCCTCGGCCATGTTCGCCACGTCGGCGTTCGTCCACAGGTGGCCGGTCGGCGGCTCCGGGATCGGCGCCGTGTGCGGCTCGCCGGTCCGGTGGTCGATGTAGTCACCCGTCTCGCCGTGTCGGGCGGCCGGCTCCAGGTCGATGTTGCGTTCGGGCGTCATCTCGGCTTCTTCCTGCTCAGGTCGACCCCGGTAAGCTTCTTCTTCGTCCGGATAGCATCGCGCACCGTGGCCGCCACCGAGTCCTGTCCGGCCCGCGCAAGGTCGGTTGCCAACTCGCGCACCTTCGTGACCAGCGGCTTGTAGTTCACCAGACCGGTCGAGCGGCGCATGGCCGTCACGAGCATCTCGGCCATCCACTCCTCGTAGGTGGCCACGTACTCGGCGTCGGACTCCTGGCCGCCCTGCGCCGGCTCGGTGCCGCGGTACTCCTCCAGGATGGCGAAGGCCAGCGCGGTGAACACGTCATCGGTGTCGATGTCGTGCTCATTCTGGATCTTGCGGGTGAGCTGCACATCGCCGTCGGCGCTGGGTATCGTGAGGTTCTGCGTCGGGATGCCGTCCTGTTCGCCGACCGCCTCCAGCAGCTCCTCCTCGGCGTACGCCTTGATCGTCGCAGCGGCCGACGCGAACGCCCGGCCGTAGTCCTCCAGGCGCTCGACCGTGGCCATCATCCAGCGCCCGGTGGCGTAGATGTCCTCCTGGCGGTGGACTGCGCCGCGCTCGCGACGCAGTCGGGCCATGGTCTCGTTCGCGCCGCCGCGCAGCGCCTCGGCCAGCTCGTGGTGTGTGGGGAACCGCTGGAGAACCGGCTCCAGCTCGGCGGCGTCATGCTCCATCGGATTCAACCTTTCTGACCGCTTCGCGCAGGTCGTTCGCAACCTTCGGCTCGATCCCGGCCAGGCCGTCGGCGATCTGAAGCATCATGTGCCGGCGCAGGTCCGGCTCAGCGGCGCGCAGGGCCTCGGTGGCCACGCGTAGCGCCTGCTCGGAATCCAGCAGCCCGGACGCGACGCGCTGCGCAGCCCTGGCTCCCTTCGCCAGCGCCTCGACGAGGCGCGCGTCAGGTTCGTTCGAGGACATCGCGCAGCCTCGTCATCGCGTCGCGGAACTCGCCCTGGTCCACCCGCAGCAGCACGGTCTCGTCGCCGACCGGCTTGAACCGCTCCGTGGCTTGTCGAGCAAGCCGGCGAGCCGCAGATTCGGCTCGCCGGTCGTGCGCCCGCAGAATGCCGGCGAACGCACAGGCACCCGCGAAGATGATCGGGTACCACAGCAGAACGTGCATCAGTCCTTGCCCTCCTCGTATTCGATCAGGTTGTTGTAGTAGCCGCGCAGCACTCGGTAGTTGCGCGGCGTCTGGTACCGAGCGAATTCCGGTCCGATTCCGGTCAGGACCTCCTCGGCGCGCTTGATCTCGTCGCGCACGATGCCCGGCCGGCGGTTGATGGTGACCATGGCGCAGTGCTGGCCCAGCCGGTAGTCCGAGTCGTCGGAGTTGATCAGCACGACCACGTTGGCCGCGCTCATCGGTCGCCCGCTGCGTCGTAGGCGTCGTCCGGGTCGGACCAGTTCTCCGGATCCAGCGGGTCGATCTCGAACTGCGCGATCACGACGAACATGTCGTCCATGGCGTCCTCCGGTGGTGTGCCGTTGTCCCGATTCTCGAGACTTTACACCCCGATTCGGGGCCCTGTCGACTCAGCGGCAGCAGACCCGAACCCGTGTCCTAAAAGGGTGGCTCCTCGCTCTGGGCGGCCGGCGTGCCACCGCTCCAATTCTGCTGACTGCCCTGCTCGCGGGTCGCACGCAACACCTTCGCCATGGCGTAGCGCAGCGACGGCCCGACCTCGTCCACCTCAAGCTCGACCACGGTCCGCTTCTCGCCCTCCTTCGTCTCGAACGAGCGCTGCTTCAGCCTGCCCTGCACGATCACCCGAGCGCCCTTGGTGAGACTCTCGGCGACGTTCTCCGCCGGCTGGGACCACTGGTTGCAGCGCAGGAACAGCGCGGCGCCGTCCTTCCATTCGCCGCTGGCCTTGTCGAAGGTGCGCGGCGTCGAGGCCACGGTGAAGTTCACGACCGCCTTACCGGCCGGCGTGAATCGCAATTCGGGATCGGCAGTCAGATTCCCCACAACGGTGATAACGGTATCGCCAGCCATCGGTTCCCTTTCAGATATCGAACGCGTGCCGCCACAGCGGCAAGGTGTGTTTGATGCTGAACTTCTCGGCATATCGACGAGCCGCCGCGCCCATTTCCAGCCGCATCGCCTCGTCGTGCACGAGGTCGTTCACATAGGCGTACGCCTCGGCGCTTGATCGGTACAGGTAGCCGGTGACTCCGTGGTACACCGCCTCGGTGTACGGCTCGATCTTGCGGGCCACGATCGGTATCCCGAGCGCCGCCATCTCCATCGCCTTGATGGCCGACTTGCTGGCATTGAACACGTGGCGCTGGAGCGGTATGACCGCAACGTCGAAATCGATCGTCCGCAGGTACGCCTCGACGCCGCTGACCCACGGCGTGTGCCGCACGTTCGGCTCGTCACTCGGTACCCAGGCCGACTGCCCGCCGATCACGTGTGTCTCGACGCCGTCACGCGCTGCCCAGTGTGCCCACCAGGGCTTCATCCAGGCGACGTCCATGGCGTGCGTGTCGCTGCCCGCCCAGCCGATCACAGTCCGGTCGCGCCGCGGTCGCTCGTGGCTCAGCAGCCAGTCGGGTACCGCGTTCGGCACCGGCACGATGTCGTCGTTGTACTTCCCCAGAGCCTGCGCCAGCGACCTGGTGCTCACCGTGACCCGATCGGCCAGGGCCAGCCCCAGCTCCAGCGTGCGGAGCACCTCGGGCCGCGAGTACACCTGATAGGCCGGCGATGACGGGTCGACGTGGAACAGGTCATCGTCAAGGTCGACCACCAGGCGCGGCGTCGCCCGGCCGGCCCACTCCTGCCAATACGTCGCCACCTCGGGATCGGCGATCCGCTGGCCGAACAGGACGCCGCTACTGGTGACGTCCTGTTCGTAGATGCGGTGCCGGTACGTGACGTCGTCGCCGGCCGCAGTCATCGCCTCGAACGGCACCTTGACCCGGTAGTAGGCGCAGCCGTCGGTCTCCGGATCAGCCGAACACCAGCCGAACACCGCGGCCATCAGAAGTGTCTCCCGTCTCGCCGGCCCGGATCGGTCTGGTTCGTGGCGCCGTAAGCCGCCGCGACCGACTTGGCTACCGACTGGTACGACGACAGCACCGAGCGCAGGCTGTGCGTGGTGGCCTTCATCGCATCGCGTGCCCGCACGGCCACGATCATGTTGACGTACTGCTCCTCGCAGGCGACCAGGGCGCGCGCCTCGCGCTGCTTCGCGTCGCCGCCGGACAGCTGCACCAGCACCTTCGCCTTCGCCAGCTCGAAGTCCATCGTGGCGGTGTGTGCGGCGGCGATCAGCGCGGCCTCGTAGACGATGCCGCGCTCCAGTCGGGCCGCCGAGTCGATGATGTGCAGCTCGACCTCCTTCGGCCCGTACGGCTTCGTCGGGTCGATGAGTGCGATCTGGGCGGTGATCGGGTCAACCTCGTGACCGACCATGCCCCGACCCGAGACGACCAGCGCGCTCTCCGCCTCGGCCGACGGCTCGGGTATGGCGATCTCGGACAGCTCGTCCCACTCGGGCACCCGGATGTCCAGGACGGCGCGGCACCCGCACACCACGCCATCCTCCGGGTCGTAGTAGCCCAGGCCATGGCGATCGTGACCACCGACCTCGGCCTGGATGGCCAGCAGCCGGTCGGCCATCTCCTGTGTGTCATCCATCAGTTGTCCGGCCGGTGCTCGACCGGCGCCAGAGTGCGACCGATGGCCAGCAGGTGGCTCCGCAGCGTCATGCCCTGCACCTCAAGGGACAGCAGGCCTTCGCCGCTGGCCTGGCCGATGATGGCGTTCAGCTTGCCCAGGTCGGTACCAGGCGTGCGTGCCGCAGCCAGGGCGGCCGTGGCGCGCACCAGCTTCGGATCGGCCGGCTGCTCGACAACGGGCTGCGCCGGCTCGGCCAGCGGTAGGCCCGTGTCCCAGGGATCGGCCGGCTGATCGTGAGCACCCGCATCGTCGGGCGACGAACCCGGCTGCTCGACCTGGCGAGCGCCGAGCTGGTCGGCCAGCTGCTGCTGTGCGGCGGCGAACTGGTCCACCGGCGGCTGCGCTGTCGCGGCGTCGCGCGCCTGCTCGGCGACGCTGGGCCCTGTGTCCCCCGTCGGCGCCTGCGCGGGCGCGGTGGCCGGTGGCTGCTGGGTAGCAGCCGCGCGGCGTGCCTCGAACGCCTCACGGGCAGCGCGGGCCGCGTCGGTCTCGTTCGCCGACACCTTCACGTTCGGCTGCACCTCGTCGTCGCCCGGCCGCTCGGCATCCGGGTCGTCGTCGCCGTTGCCCAGGGCGAACGCCTGATCCAGCGCAGCCTTGAGCGCCATCGTCATCGCCTTGCGGGTGGCCTTGTCGGTCAGGTCTCGGCCTTCGCCGGCTGCCTCGAACTCGACCGTGCTGCCGTCGACCAGGCTGGTGAAGATGTAGCGCACGATCAGGTGACAGCTCGTCCACTCCTGGGCGCCATCCTTGATCGGCCGGTAGTGCTGCCGCATCTTCAGCACGCGGGATTGGATCATCACGCCGTGGCGGCGGAACTCGGCGCCCAGCTCGGCGATCATGTCGTCGTACTGGCGGTATTTGTACCGTTCGCCGCTCTGCATCTGACCGTGCTTGCCGATGCCCTCGACGGTGCGCATCGTCTCCCAGATCGCCGTGAGGATGTGTCGCGGCGACGGCGGGTAGACGCCAGGCCAAGGTCCGGCGCTGCCGCTCGGGATCGTCTGCGTCGTGCCGGTCTGATGACCCAGCACCTCGTCGACCGCGGTGCCGAGCGTCTCCAGCTCACGGTGGATCTTCGCGATATCGTCGGCCATGGAGGTCCCGCCGGCCGGCACCTGCTCCACCATGGTCAGCCGGTTGTGCAGACTGTTCAGCTCGGCGGGCACGTTGCCGACAGCCAGTACCAGGTCGGACAGCTCGGCGGTGGCCTCGGTCAGCGTGTTCAGCCGGTTGCCCAGATCCTGGTCGCGCTCGACGCCCTGCTGATCGAAAGCCGCCAGGGTCGAGGTGAGGTCACCGGCGATGGCGTCGACCTTGCGGTGCAGATCGCCCTTGATGCCCTCCAGCTTGGTGTCGATGCGCTTCTCGACGACGGCAATGGCGGGTCCGAACATGCTGGCCTTCTCGGCGACCGGCTCGGCGTCGGGCAGCTGCACGTCGACCACCTTCGGCGGCTCGGGCTGCGCAGCTTCGGCCTGGTCAGCCGCGCGGGGACGTGGGGGCATCGGTGTCTCCTAGGGTGTATGTCCCATATCGGGCGTAGTTTTCGAGGCCAGCCTCCAGGGCCGAGGCGACACTCCTGCCGCTGGCCCTGATCCGGTCGCGGGCGACCCGGTAGCTGGACTCGGGAATGGTGAGCCGAACGCGGTGACGCTTGGCGTTGGTGGGACGCCGAGCCGGATGGGCTACCGTGGCCCCGTTGGGCTTCTGGGCCTGCATCGATGCTCGCCAGATCACTTCGCGTGCGACGGCCGACAGCGGTTGGCCTGCCCGCTTGGCGCGGATGAGCGCGGCGGCGTAGACCTGTTCGAGTACGTAGATCTCCACTGTCTTGATCGGTCCTCGTGCTCCGGTCACGGTCTCCTCCTCTCGGGTGTGTTCACCGTGCTAATATACACCCCGGTCAGGGGTGTGTCGACGGGAGTCCACGTGAACGAGAAGCAGGCACGCGAGATCGTCTACGAGAGGTCAGAAGGATGGTGCGAGGTCGCGGTGAACGGCTTCTGTCTCGGCCGCGCCGGCAACTGGCACCATCGGGGCACCGTCGGACGTATCTGGACGCCGGCCAACGGCCTGCATCTGTGCGGCTCGGGCACGACCGGCTGCCACGGCTGGATCACGGAGCATCCGAAGATCTCGCTGGCCATGGGCTGGTCGGTCAGCAGCTTCACCGATCTAGACGCCGTGCACCTCGTGCCGGTCGTCGTGCGACCAGGTCGGCGGCTGCTGCATCCGCACGAGCCGCGCTATCTACGGCTCCCGGCGCGGCGAGTCCGGCCGCAGGTCACCACTCCGCGGCCGGACTCTGGGACCGATGCCGACCCCGCGAAAGGGTCGGTCTCAGGTTAGCCGACCTTGGCCGGCTCGGGCGTCGGATAGCTCGGCGCCGTGTTCGCGCCGAGCACCAGCCGGGTGAACCAGGGCGGTAGCTTGCCCTCGATCCAGTGCCACACCGCGTACCAGGCCGCGACCGCCGCACTCATGACCAGCCACTGGCCAACGCCCATTACGGCCGGCGACAGGTGCAGGCCCAGCGATGTCAGCCAACCCAGCGCGGCACCCCAGGCCGACGGAACCGCGGTCCGCAGCAGGGCTACGCCGTAGGCGAACACCCTGTCGGAATGGCCAGCTTCGGTTGCGTGCACGTCGACAGCCTACGTGCAGGTGTAGGTCGCGGCGTTGTCCGGCGAACCGGCATCCCGCGTGCAGGTGTGCGGCATCCCCAGCGCATCGGTGAACGTCCAGCCCGCGACGGGCGGCCCGGCCGGGCCGGCGACACCGCTCGGTCCCGCTGGGCCGGTTGGGCCCGGTTCGCCGGTCGGGCCACCCGCTCCACCCGGACCGGTCGGGCCGGCGCATTCGGCGTGCACGGCACAGTAGTCAGCCACTGCTGACGCCACCTGCGCGCTGGTCGCGTTCTGGCCGGCGGGACCGAGACATCCGCCGTTGGCCTGGCAGTAGTTCACCACTGCCGCAGCCACCTCGGCCGTCGTCGGTGGACGGCCGGGCGTCGGCGGGTTCAGGTCCAGGAACGCAGCCACGGCGGTCGCAACCTGCTCAGCAGTAGCGTTCTGGCCTGGCGCTGGCGGGTGCACGGCCAGGTAGGCATTGACGGCCGTGTCGATCTGCCCCTGACTCGGCCCAGGGCCGGGCGGCCCGGAAGCACCCGGCGGCCCGGACACTACGACCTGCTGAACCTTGCTGGCCTGAGCGCACGCGCCCGCCGACGACAGCTGCGCCGCAGCCGCCCCTCCCTCGCCGCACACCGCCTGCACCTGGCCGGCCAGCGGCGCGGCCTGGCTCTTGACGGCGGCCAGGCCGCTGTTTGCCGTGTCGGCGCTGGTCTGGCTGGCGTTCGCGTGCGACGTCATCAGGATGGACAGGGGGATCAGCGCGGCCACGGTGAGCGCGCCCAGCGCCAGCAGCAGCCACGCGGGAATGCTCCGTACAACGGTGGCCGCGCGACCGGTCGGCGGCACCGGCGGCTGAAACGCCTCGGTCGGTACTTCGTGCTGGCCGGTCATCAGTGCGTACCTCCCGTCGAGCCACCGGGCGGGACCAGGCCACTGGCGAGTTGTGCGAGCTGGGCCAGTTCGGGGTTCCCCTCGCCCTCGGCCTTGCCTGCAAGGTACTCGGGAGTCATCTCTTTCGGCACGGTTGGCAGATCCCAGCCGTGCACCGCCGCCAGCACCTGCACCTGATAGGCCCAACGCAGCGCGGCCACATTCGTAGCTCGGACAGCCCGCAGGTCGCGCGCCTCGTTGCTGGTACGTCGAGACCGGAACGACAGCAATGCCAAGATCACGAACAGTAGCGCCGATAGGCCACTGACCAGCGCACCAGTCGTGTTGGCATTCACTGTCTTGCCTCCCGGCCCGCACCCTCATTGTAGCTGGCGGCCAGGATCACATGGATAGCGACCAGAACCGTGGTTACTGTCGGGTAAAACACCGTACCGTGCGGCTTGTCCGCGAGAGCGCCGATCCACAATGCCACCGCGTACACCACCCAGACTCCAGCGCAGGCTAAATGTCCGTAGTGCACGCCTCGGCGACGCACCAGGGCAACGCTCAGAATCAGCGATGTGATACCGAACGCCAACACCCATAGCGGACCAAGGTCCTGGATGTAGGCCACGATCCTGGTCGTGCTGCGCCCTAGTCGCGACGCATACACCAAGCCCGGCACCGCGTGCAACGCCATAGCCGCGACCTGAAGGCTCAGCAACGTAAGCGACGCTTGGAGCCGATGGCGCGACACCGCGATCAGAACCCTTCAAGCTGTCTATTCGTCCACAATGTGACGTTATGAAAGTAGACCGGCCAGAGCTGGAAGCAATTCGAGCTACCGCCGGTCATCCAGGCATTCAGGTTGACGTTCATGAAGTCGCTGGCCAGGTTCGGCATCCACGACGCGCCCAGGTCGAGCGTCGTATTGACGAAGGCGCCAGCAGTCGCCGTCGAGTTGGCGCTGGTAACGGTGTTCGCCCCGATTGACACGCTGATGTTCCAGGTGATCTGGAAACCGGCGTTCGGGCCGGCCGTGAACAGTGGCAGGCTCACGTTCGCGAAACCGGCCTGCGCCTGGACCGGCCACAGCGGGTAGCCGCCGACCTGGAACATGAAATCGACGTGCCGGCCGACGACCTGGGACCGGCCGAACAGGGTCGTGCCGACAGTCGTGTTCGTGTTGATCGCGTTGACCTGGCCCATGACGATGGGCAGCCGAGGCCAGCCCCAGCCGCCCGACTCGCCCTCGCGCCACATCGTCCGGCCGTCGGCGTCCTGGAAGCCGAACTTCTGGCGCAGCGGACCGCCCAGGTACGGGTCCCAGTCGTACATGGCGAACGTGCTCATGTGCTTCGGGTCGTCGCGAACCAGGCTGAACGCCCTCTGTGGCAACGCGTTACCCGAGGCGTCGAGCTGGTTCGGGTCCGCCGGGTTGAACTCGCCGATCCACAGGAACATGCCGCCGTACCGGCCCACCCACTGCATCAGGCCGGCGTTGGTGATGGCGTTCGTCAGCGGGTTGCTGGTGAGGATGCCGCGGGCGATCCGCTGCGTCTCGGCCACGGTCTGGAGAATGCTGGGCGGCGCCGGCAGGAACGTCGGCAGGCCGATGTCAGCCACCGAGGTTCCCTCCGTTCGCCAGGATCGACACGAGCTCGCTCTTGCCGCCCTCGGGCGGCGTGACGACGTAACCGGTGACCCGCGTCAGCACGCTGATCTGCCGAGCGCCGGGCGTCTGGTCGGGCCAGATCCAGTCGTCCATCGTGACCAGGATGTCGTCGCCGATGCTGTAGGTGTCGAGCGTGGGCGGCAGGTCGCCGCGCACCGTGAGGCCCGAGAAGAACCGTTCGTTTTCCAGCTCGGTGACGATCAGGGCGTCGCTGTAGGCCTGGAGCGTGGCCTGCACGCTGACGTTCGGGTCACTGCACTGGCCCTCCGTTTGCAGGAAGCCGTTCGTCCAGTCGAGGCTGTTCGTGCTCAGGCTCTGGACCTGGCTGGACTGGTAGCCCTGGCCGGCGCCCCACACGATGTTCGCGACGTTCGTGCCGTCGTAGCTCACGCCGTAGCTGATGACGTTGCCGGTGCCGTCGATGCGGGACTGGAAGTTCTGGAGCGGCTGCCCCAGGGCTGCCTGGGCGCCGCACCGCGGGTAGCCCAGGATGAACTGGAGCCGGTACACGGAGGCGTCGAGCGGGTTCCCGCCGGTCAGCACCCGCAGTGTCGTGTACCACTCGTAGCCGTTGATGACGGTCGAGCGGTCGACGTGCGCCGTGAGCAGGTTGACCTGCGCATTCAGGGTGTAGGACAAGTCGCGCAGCACGTTGGTCGGCACGGTCGGCGGGTCCACCGTGATCCAGCCCGGAAAGGTGCCGGTGTTGACCGGGATCTGGGACCACTTCGCCGGATTCAGCAGGTCGGCAGCGATGGCCTGCTGGTCGGCCTGGTGCCACTGCGGCGCAGTGGACACGATGGCGTTCGTCGACAGCACCGCCGTGGTGATGAAGCCGGTCGCCGTGGCGGTGGTCGTCGAGGTCACGCTGGCGAAGTCGCTGGCGTTGCCGGTGAGTGTGCTGGCATTGAGCGCCGACCAGCCGGACAGGTCCGCGCCCAGGAAGTTGAAGTTGGAAATGAAGTTCGTAGTCGTTGCGGCCGGCCCGAAGAACACATTCGTGATCGAGACGACGGCGCCGATCGGCATCGCGTTGACGTAGATCGATACGCGTACGCCCGTGGCGCCGGCCGGCGCGGTGTGCGTGGTGGAGATCGTCACGGCACCGGTGGGTATCGCACCGGGACTCTGGATCGTCGGAGGCAGCGGGGTTGTGCCGGCGAACCAGTCGCACTGCATCTGCGGCGTGAAGGTGGCCGTGCCGTTGTAGGTCGAGCTGAAGGTGTACGACGCGCCCGGCGTGATCTTGACCCTGATCGCCACCGTCCCGGTGATCAGGCGCTTCGCCCAGGCCGATTCGACCGTGTTCGCGGTGATGGACATGCGGCCCGTGGTCGGATCGGTCGGCGCCGCCCACACGATGTAGTGCGCCATGGCCTTGCTGGTCTGGGCGCCGGTCGTCGGGTCCGTTACGGTCCTGATAACCACGATGCCCGTTTTTCGGGGTATCACACAAGCCCAGGGGTTCATCGCCCGCACGCCCGCGTCCGCCAGCTGGAGCGACGCCGTGAGCTGTCCTACGCCGCGCAGGCCCAGGCTGTACTGGACGCCCGACAGCAGCAGCGGCGTCTGCGCGATGACGGTCGGGTCGCCGTTCTGGTAGCTCACCGGCCAGTAGGTGTAGGCCACCTGCTGCGGTTGCCGCAGCGTCGGGTCGACGACGACCGGCCGCGCCAGCGCCTTGCGGACGATGGTCGTCATGCCGGCATGATCTCGACGTCGAAGCGCCAGGTCCCGTCAGCGTTCAGCGCGCCCACGCTCAGGTTGCTGGCCGCGCCCGTGTGCACGATCAGGTTCACGGTGTGCGCACCGGTCCAGGTCGCGATGCTCGGTGTCATCGGCACGTTGAACTGGCCGAAGCTGGCAGTCGTGAAACCGATGTACGCGGCACCGACCAGGGCCGCCGAGCCGGCCGACGGCTGCGTCGAAGTGTCCACCGCGATCACGATCTGGTGGCTGAAGCTGGCCGCGACCAGGTTCGCGTCCACGTTGTGGACCAGGAAGCCGCCGCCGGCCCGGATGTAGTACGGGAAGCCCGGATCGGGGACGCTCACGCTGGCGACGACCTGCTGCGTGTTGGCGGCGATCGTGGCCGGCGACGAGTTGCCGAAGGACGGAGTCGGCCGAGCCAGCCGGAAGGACTGCACGCCGTGCCAGAGAGCGTCCGCGCCGTAGGCCCCCAGCAGGTTCTGCGGCAGTCCGCCGGCGCCGGCCGTCAGGTGCGTACGGTATTCGCCGGTGAAGGCGCCCGCGTCGGCCAGCTGGAGCGCGTTGAGTATCGGCCCGATGCCGCCGGCCGCCGCCACCGTGCGCCGTACGTCTGTGACCGTGGGCGTGGTCGACAGAGCCGGGATGGACGCCTGGAGGATCGGCACGAAGCTCGCCGGCAGCGTCGGCACGGTGGGCGCGCCCGCGCTGTTCGTGCCCTGCACGATGACCAGGCTGCCCGTGTTGATCACGCCGCTGTAGAACGCGTCCTGCACCTGCACGCCGATCACGTCGATGCGGTTCTGGGTGCCCGAGCTCCCGGCGTGCGTCAGGTTCTGGTTGGCGGTGTTGATCGCCACGTATTCGCCCTGGTTGGCACCGAACGTGTTCTCCACGATGCCGGTGAACAGGCCGATGGTGGCGACGAAGCCGGCGTAGCTGAAGCTCGGCGCCCGGCCGGGCAGGAAGCCGCCGCGGGCCCCCTGGTTCAGGGTATCGACGAGGGAACGCTGCATCGACGCCGTCGTGACGGCGCGCCGCAGGTCGGCCGCCGCGTAGCTGGAGGCCTGCTCGAACGGTATCGGCGTGATGACGGTCATCGGTCACTCCATCGTTGAACGCCAGGTCAGCGTCAGGTTGGCGGCAGCATTGAACGTACCGGTCGTGGCCCGCCAGCGGATCGCGTTCGCACCGGGCGCCAGGCCGAAGGGCACGCCGAGCAGGCGGTAGTTGCTGGGCGTGACGACGCCGGTCTGCGCGTCGATCGTCACCGTGACGCCCGAGGGCACCGTGGCGTTGATCAGGAAGCTCTGGCCCGTGGTGTCATCGCTGATGAACGGCATCGGGATCGGCCCAGTAACGGCGAAGATCGGGTAGGCGGGGATGTTGCCCTGGTTGTTGGCGATGCCGGCGCCGCCGGGGTTCGTGGTGGCGCCGAAGTTGAACGGGAACGTGATCGGGAAGGTGAAGCCCGAGACGACGTCGACCGGCATCGCCAGACTGAGCGACTCGGCCACGCCGCCCGAGACGAACCGCCAGGGCGTGCCCGCAATGAGGCTGAAGTGGATGACGCACGCCTCGCCGCCGGCTGCCCGGCCGAAGGGTGACCCGACGTCGAACAGGCCGCCAGGGGAGCACTGAGCCCCCAGGAGCAGGCCCGTGCCGGGGTCGAACGCCTCGAATATCGTGACCTTGCGCGGTCCGATCAGCGCCCGCAGGGCCGCGACCTTGAGCCGCAGCTGCTGCGCCGACGAGCCGATGATCATCGCCGAGAAGTCCAGCTGCTTCGGTCCGACGCTCGACGGACCGATCAGGCCGCCGTCGTGGCCGCCGACCGTGTCGATGGGCGTGATGAACTGGAGGCTCTCCCAGCCGACGGGCTCGGCACAGATCGTCACGTTGCCGAGCGCGTCCGTCGCGTTCCAGATGAAGTCGCCCGGCTGCGGGACGAAGCTCGACCCCATGCGGTACTGCTGCTGCGCCGGGATCACCGGCAGCTGGTAGTACGGGTTGAGGGCGGTCGTCATACCAGGCTCCCCGCGGCGAGTGTCTTGTTCGTCATGCCCAGGCGGGCAGCCTGCGGACTCGTCGCGACGACTCGCGAACCGCCGGCCCCCAGCGCCCGACCCATCGCGGCGGCGGACTGTGCCGCGAACTGGAACGGGTCCGTCCCCGGCAGCATCTGGTTGGTCTGGTGCACGATGATCGGCGAGCTCGCGCCGCCCTGCGCCGCGCTGGTCGCACCGAGACCGGCCAGGTTGACCTGGGCACCGACGTCCCCGCCGAACGCGCCGGCCACGGTGTCGCTGACGCCGGCCAGGAAGCTCTCCAGCGGACCCATCTGCTGCTTGAGGCCGTGCAGGAAGCCCTCCAGGACCGCGTTGCCGTGCGGGACGAGCAGCTGGCGGTCGAACTCCAGCGGACCCTTGTGCGCCTGGATCCAGTTGGCGATGCCACCGAAGAAGTTCTTGACCGCATCGAAGGCGGACTCCAGTCCGTGCAGGAAGCCCTCGATGATGGCCTTGCCGGCGTTGAGCAGGATCGAGCCGACGTCGCCGAGCGCGCGCAGGATCTTGCCGCCGATGCCGCCGACGAAGCTGATCACGTGGCCGATGCCGTCGGACACCGCGTTGGAGACGTTGTTCCAGACATCCCGGAAGAAGCCGACGATAGGCCCGAAGACCGCACGCACCTGGCCGACGATGCCGTTCCAGACCGACGACAGGAAGCCGCTGATCACGTTCCACACGGCAGTGACGACCTCTTTGACGCCCGCCCAGATCGAGGAGAACAGGGCGACGATCGGATCCCACACGGCGTGGAAGATCGCGAGAATGCCGGCCCACACCGCACCGAGGAAACCCAGGATCGCGCCCCACACGATCTGCACCGCTGCGGTGACCGCGTCCCAGATTATCTTGAAGCCGATCACCAGCGGATCCCACACCGCGTGGAACACAATCAGAATGCCGGCCCACACGGCCTTCAGTACGCCGAGTATCACATTCCAGGCAGCGATCGTTCCATCCTTGATCGCATTCCACACGGCGATGGCGATAATCGCGATGCCGCCGAATACGATGATGAACAAATCCTTGATGATCGCAATGATGTCACCGAGAATGTGAACGATCGGCTCCCAGATCGGCCTCGTCGCGGCGACGATCTTCTGCCATATCTCGGTGAGCACGCGGGCCACGGTGTCCCAGGCCGATCGGATCGCCCCAGTGATCGTATTCCACAGACCCGTAAAGAAGCTGGCGATCGAGTTCCAGGCACCCACGATGGCGCCCGTAATGGCGTTCCACAGGTCGGTGAAGAAGCCGGCGATCGAACTCCACACGGCACGGGCAACAGCCAGGATGGCGCGCCACACGTCGGTCAGGAAGCCGAGAACGCTCTTCCAGTTCTTGATCAGCAGGAACACGGCGACGCCGACAACAGCGATCGCGGCGACGATGGCGGCGACGATGAGCGTGATCGGTGCCGTCAGGATGGCGATCACGACTTCGAGCGCCGAGCCGGCCACGGTGGCCACGACCTCGGCGATGCTGAATCCGAGCAGGGCCGTGCGCGCGATGGTGAAGAACTCGGCGACAGTCTTCAGGATCGAGAACAGCTTGAAGGCGCCGATCAGCCCCACGGTGATGCCGGTCAGCACCGTGGTGGCGGTGGCGTGCTGGCCCATCAGGGTGGTGAGTCCGTTGAGTAGTGGCGACACCGCCGTGATCGCGCCGACCAGCAGGACGCCGAGCGCGTTGGCCAGGGTGACGACGAACGGCGACAGGTTGACCAGCGTCGAGGCCAGCACCTGGAGCAGCTTGAGTAGCACGGGCCCCAGGTTGTTGCCGATCGCCGCCATGGCCGCGCCGATCGCCTGGAGCGCGGCCTGCCCCTGGGCCGACCTGAGGAACGCGGCCATCTGACCAGTAAGCGATCCGAGCACGGACAGGAAGTTGCCGCCCTGGCTGCCCAGGCCCTGGAGGATGGTAATGACGATCGAGCCGACGTTCACCACGACGGTGAGCAGCTGCTTGAACGCCACGACGCCCTGCTGGATGAACTGGGCCAGCTGGCCCGAGTCGCGGGCGCGCTGCACGAAGTCGGCCAGCTTCTGGGTGGCCCGGCCGGCGTTGGCGGTGATGTCGGCGAACGAGCCGGCCGCCACCACGGTCAGGTTCTGGAAGATCGAGAGCAGCGGCCTGATCGCGTTCGACAGGTTGAACACCGCAGCCTGGCCCGAGTTGAACACCGCGGCCAGGTCGGCCTTCGTCCCGGCCTGCTGAAAGAACTGCGCGAAGAAATGGCCGGCCCGGTTGAGGCTCGCGGCGAAGCCGTCCATCCCGGTGCGGACGATCGGCAGCACCTGCACGCCGAGCGACTTCAGCTCGCCGGCCATCCCCTCGAACAGGGTGTTCTGCACGTCGAGGCGCAGCCCCTTGAGCGCGGGCTGCATCTTCTGGAAGGCGATCGCCGTGGCCGCCGCGTTCGGAGCCAGGTTCTTCAGGTCGGCGGCGAACTTCTTGGTGTTGCCGACGTCGGTGAGCGCTTTGCCGAAGCCCTTCATGCCGACGACCAGGGTGGCCATCGCGCCACCGGCGGCGGCGAACACGCCCGGTATCAGGCCAACAACGCCCACAACAGGCAGCAGCGCGTTGGCCAGCTGCGGCGCGATCGCCACCAGCTCGGTGATCGCCGACGCCCTGACGGCGGCCCACAGGCCGGTGAAGATCGCGCCGGCCTGTTTGGCGAACGCGCTGAGGTTGTTCTTGTTCTTGTTCAGTCCAGGCTTCAGCTCGTCGCCGGTGAGCGACTTCTCCAGGTCCTTCTTGATGCTCGCGCCGGTACTGGTGCTGAAGCCTGTCGTGTCGGACGTGACCTTGACGGCGGCCGTGCCGATGATGCGCGCGCCGGCCATGGCGCTACCGGGCCGGCTGGGCGGTCGGACCGCGGTCGGGCATGACGGGCGCCTCCTGGGCTGCGGCGAACGTCCCGGCCATCGACTGGTGCTCGGGCAGCAGACCCCAGGTGTCCGGATCCGGTGCAGCCCGAGTGCCGGCGACGATCAGCCGTTTGTTCAGCTGCTCGATGATCTCGTGCGGTGCATCCGCCAGGATGGCGTACACGGCGTCGAGCCAGCCACCGCAGTCGCCACGCAAGTCGAAGTCGGCCAGGGCCAGCCGGCCGCGCACGTAGGGCCCGAGGGTCGAGCTGCGGGTGACCGCCAGCGAAACTAGGACGCTGACGGTGCCGTAGGGCGGTTGGCCGCCAGCCCGATGATCCACTTGCCGATGTCGGCAAGATCCTCGGCGTCGATCACCGCCGTCTCGTCCTGCTCCATCAGGTAGTTCCAGCGGCGCCGCGAGCTGCCCGCCTCGACCGCCAGGAAGCCCTTCAGGGTGCCCTCGTCGCTCAGCAGGTAGATCTTGCCGTCCGGCCCGCGATAGGCCGGCTCGTACACCTGGGCGGCCGGAACGTCGGCCGGTGTCGTCGGCCAGGGCACCAGGGAGCCGTCGTCCTCCCGGTACGCCGTTGTGCCGACCGGCACGCTATCGGTGTCCTGCGGCACGACCACGCCGAGCAGGTCGCCGGCCGTCTTCTCGGGCAGCGGTGTCGGCTTCCACTGCGCCGGCACGCCGTCATCGTTGACGAGCGACTTCTTGATGAGGCCGATCATCGCCTTGACCGCCTGCTCGCCTTCGCCGCCCGACATGGCCATCAGCATGTCGGTGGCGCTCAGGCGTGGCGCGACCTTGAACCGCAGTGCCTCCCGTACGCCGTTACGCTCCAGCCAGAGCTCGAACTCGTCACGGGCTACGGGAGTCGCGACGCGCTTGCCGAATGTCTTCATGTCATTCCTATTCTCTACGCGCCGAAGCCCATTTCCAGGCCGCGAGTAATGAAGTCGTTCGACTTCGTGCCAGGGTGATGCACAACGGTCGCGAATACGACCCGGCCGCCGGACACGAATCGCAGATGCGTGTTCTGGACTCTCTTGCGCTTCACCTTGTGACCCTTGATTTCGGGGCCCTCGAATACCTTGACCATGTGGGCGCCGCGCGGCGTGATGATGTGCGGCACGGTGCCGTCGAGAATGTAGCCCAGGTAGGGCGTGAGACTGGAGCTACCGACGGTGATCGTCATGCTGACCTGGCTGGCCGAGCTGCGACTGAAGGCCAGCGGCTGCTTGCGCACGGTGGCGGCCAGTAGGCCCGTCATCCGCGGTGTCTCGCCCCTGATCGCCAGGTGCACGCGGTCGCCGCGCCGCTCGACCTCGTGCGCCAGCGGCCCGATCGGGTCCATCCAGAAGGCGTCGAGCAGCTCCCGGCTGATGTCGACCTTGACCTTGGCGGCCATCAGCTCAGGTCCATCGCGCTGATGTAGAACGGGCAGTTCACGGCGACGTAGCCGCCCTGCGGGCCCTTCGTGGTGACGATGCCGGGCCGGACGATCGCGCCGACCGCCAGCCCGTGGCGCAGCTCGGCGGCGAACGCGACTGTGGCCTGGCTCATGAGGCCGCAGTCGCGCAGGTACGACAGGCCGAACTCGTTGAGCGCCGCCAGGTCGGGTACGCCGTTCTTGAGGCCGGTCGTCGGTAGGCAGCGCAGCAGCTCGATCTCGTAGACGGCGTGCCGGGTCACCAGGGCCATGGCGTTCGCGCCGACCTGCACGTTCTGGGGGTAGCTCTCCTCGGCCACGCCCCAGGCGATGCCCTGGAGGCACACCGTGAGCTGCTCGGCGTCCCACGCGACGTCGTTCGGGTCGCCGGCCGCGACGTACTGCCGGGCCGGTAGCGCGTTCGCGGTCGGACCGGCGGCGAAGTGGTCGTTGATCGTGTCCAGCAGTGACTGGGCCAGTGTGTCGACCCGCAGGCCGGTGCCGAGACTCGTCACAGCGCCTCCCGTACGGCATCCAGGGCGGCCAGGCTGCTGTCGAGCTCCTCGTCAGCGGGCGCAACCGGTATGGCCGGTGCCGATGGCCGGCGAGCGGTCGTCGGGCGCTTGACGGGCTTCCTGGCTGCCTTCTTCGCGGCCGGCTTCCGGGTCGCCTTGGCTGGCGCCTTCGGTGCCGGCGTCGCGGCGGCCGGCTCGGCTGCCCTCGGCAGCGGTAGGGGCTCGACGAAGACGGGCGCGGCCGGGAACACCGCCACATGCGGGCTGAACGGGTCGTACCCCTGATTCATGCACCGGAGTCTAGCAAGACACCCCTCTACGGGGAGTGAATGCCCGTGGGCAGGTCGGGCGAGTAGACGCGCGCCCGCTGGTGTCGGCCGCCCGGATTCACCGCCTGTAGCCACAGGTCGACCCGGTAGATGCCGGTCTGGTTCAGTGGCAGGAACGTCATCGGGTCGAGCACCGCGAAGCTCACGCCCTGACGGGTGATCGAGGTGACACGCTCGGGCAGCTTGCAGTCCAGGCCCAGATCCGACTTCGCGAACTCGCCGGCCAGCAGGCACGCCGCGCCGATGCCGCCGGGCGGTGGCGCCTTGCCGAAGCTGTAGGTGACGACGATGTTCTGGGCCGACAGCGACCACGGCAGGTTGTCCAGGCGCTCCAGCCAGCCGTTCGGCGACAGCCGCCAAATGGACGGGTCGAGCGTGACCCCGCCGACCACCACGCTCGACACAGCGGTGATCGCGCCGCGCGGCAGCCTGATCGCCATCGGCTGCAAGCTGGTCGCCGTGAACATGTTCATCGGCGGGAACAGCCAGTTGTCCATGAACGTGCCGGCCGGTATCCAGCCCCAGCGACCCCACGTGCGCTGGTAGGGCCAGTTGCCCTGGCCGGCGCCCTGCGGGAACTGGCGCAGCACTGCGGTCTCGGTGCAGGCGCCCGCACCGAGCCAGCGCCGGCCCGACAGCATGTAGAGCAGCTCGCTGGCCTGGAGCAGGTACATCGACCACTGGTCGGGAGTGACGTTCTCCAGCTCGCCGACCAGCGCGCTCGGCAGGTCGGAGGGAGTCGCCCAAGGCCGACACAGCAGGTTGGCTGCTGGGCTGCTCATGGTCGACTCCCTCCGGTTTCAATGCCTTTCCTGCCGCTGTAGAGCCTACGGGCTGATGACCGCCGCGGTGCCCGGCATCGTGCCGAACGTCGCCGTGATCGTCGCCGAGCCGGCCGACACGCCCTGCGCGAGACCGCCCGAGCCGACGACGATGCTGGCCGGGTTGGAGCTCGTCCAGGCCGCGATGCTGGTGACGTCGCGGACCGTGCTGTCGCTCATGTGCGCCTTGGCCAGCAGCTGCGCCTCGGCGTCCAGGGCGACGTGCGACGTAGCCGGCGTGACCGTCACGCTCGTGACGGTCGGCGGGACCGGCACATTCGCGTAGCCCTGGGACAGGTTCGGGATCGTCGACACACGCGCGTACTGCCACACGCGCGACGAGTCCCACTGCCACAGGCCGTCGGGACCGGCGCCCCAGTTCGGGTTCTGTTGCGCGTCGGCCGCAAACTCCGGGATGCCGGCGTTGGCGGCTTCCAGCTTGGTGTCCGCCGACAGGGTGAAGCTCGTGCACCGCGGGAACACCCACCAGAAGTACGGGTACTGGTTGGCGAACGCGCCGTCCTGCACGGCCCGCGTATACAGCTCCAGGCTGACGCCGTTCGGGTTCGGGGTCGACCCGATCGCCGGTGCCTGGTAGCCCACCTCGACGTTGTTCACGTCGAGCAGGATGTTGCCGCCCAGCAGGAACTGCAAGATGATCGGGTCGGGCACACACACCTGCATGGAGGCGATGTGGGCGCCCGACAGGCTGGCCGGCGCCGCGTAGCTCACGCAGACCTGGCCGGCGCCGTTCTCCTGGGTGACGATGTTCGGCTTGGTGTAGTCCAGGCCGGTGGACACCGTGACCAGCGAGCTCGACATGTAGCAGCTCGTCGTGCCGGGAATCGGGGCCCCCGACGCGTCGAGCTTCGTCACCCGGAAGCCCAGCGCGAACAGGGTTCCAGAACCGTCGTACATGATCTCTCCTCCTGTTCGCTCAGCCGAGTCCGGCGGTGCTGACCTGGGCGGCGAAGTGCACGCACGGGTCGAATGTGGCCGCGAAGTAGCGCTGGGCCCAGATCTCCCGCGTGTTCATGCCGCGGTTGATGGTCTGTACCTCCGTGTCGAGCACGTCGATTGTCGACGTGCGCACCGTGACCGGGCCGGTGGCGTAGATCCACACGGCGGCGGCCGGCAGTGCCCCGGTCGGGCCGGTGCCGGGGTAGCCGGCGTCGACCACCACGACGGAGTCCTGCTCGGTCAGCAGCAGAGATCCCTCGCGCCGGAAGTTGTACGGGTCGAGCTGGGCCATCGTGCTGGGCATGTGAATGAAGATCTGCTGCCCGCGCGACGCTGCCCTGGCTGCCTGCTCCAGCGCGCCCAGTGCCTCGGCCGGCGACGTGTACGCCGTCCCACTGTTGATCTGTGTCGCCGTCGAGCTGGCCAGCCAGTAGTTCATGGTCTGGGTGCCCGTGGGCGTCACGTACGGATCGGTCTGCGTCTCAGTGCCCGACCACAGCTCGGCCGCCACGGCGTAGTCGGTGGCGGCGTCGCACTGCCGGCGCGCCTTGTCCAGGTCGACGTCGCGCACCTGCCGGGTCGGGCAGATGTGGACGACCCGGAACGCGGGTGGCCGGCAGTAGACGAGGTCTTCGGGGTCGGGCGTCGGGAAGCTCCCGATGTCCTGGCACTGGCTGAAGGTCTGCGGCTCAATGCAGATCTCGGGTCGCCAGGCGAAGCCCTGCTCCCAGCGCTCACCGGGATTGTCGGGCGCGACGGCCGACGCGAGTAGCCCCAGGCGCGGCGGCTTCGCGTGCACGCCCTCGACAGGCTGGAATGCGTTGAACGTGGGGCTGAATGGTTGCGCGGCGCTCATGTGTCACCTCCTTCGGTGATCGGGCGCCGGCCGATTGGACTTCGGCCGGCGCCGGGACACGTCAGGAGTTGATGAACGCGGCGTTGATCGTGCCCACCGTGGCGCCGGTCGGCTGGCCGGTGAACATGCCCAGGCGCAGCGACTCGATACCGCGGAAGGCCAGGCCCTCGAAGTTCTCGGTGAAGGTGCGGTACCGGTTGCGCGCGTTGAGCGCCGAGTCCCGCACCAGGCCCAGGTCGAGGGTGCCGCCGTCGAGGTACAGCCAGTCGCCGGTCGCGTACAGCGCCGAGTCGACCATGGTCGGGAACAGCGGGACGACCGCGCCGGCCGCGCCGTTGTTGTAGAACTGCTGCGGGATGGTCTGGCCCGCCGAGCCGCCGACCTGCGTCGAGGACAGGCCGTCCAGGTGCCACACGACGTTGACGCCGCGCGCCCGGAACCAGCCCATGATCATCTCGTCAGCGACGGCCATGGCCTCCAGGTCGTAGCTGAAGCCGCGCGTCATGTCCGCCCGGACCAGGTCCAGGACCCAGCGCGGCGCGACCCACGTCAGCGGCACCATCGTGTCGAGGCGGTGCCGGTTGCGGTAGTAGGCCACGGCCCGGTCCATCGTCACCAGAATGTCGCGCGCCGAGCTGACGTTGCCGCCGTTGCTGGTGGCGCCGGGCTGCACGAACGTCGCGCCCGGACCGAGCATCAGCTTCGAGCCGGGGTCACCAGTCTGGGTGCCGTCGGTCGAACCGTTCAGCAGCCTGGTCAGCAGCTGGTTCTCGGCGAACCGCGCCGCCGCGACCAGCGCGGCCTGCGTGGTGGCGTCGGCCCACTCCGGGTCGAACCGGCTGGTGAAGTTCGGGAACTCCAGGCACAGGTACGTGCTGTAGACGCTGGCCGACAGCAGGCCGGGGCAGTTGACGACCGCGCAGCCCTTCTGGGTGGCTGCGTCGGAGCTGGACACGTTGACGTCGTCCGTCGCCGTCCAGATACCGAGACCGCCCGTGTGGCCCGACTCGCCGAGCACGTCGGAACCGAGCGCGTCGAACGGCGGCCGATAGGTGATGCCGCCGCGCTCCACCTGGAACCGGTTGAGCGAATTCATCACCGGTCGGTTGGTGATGCCGATGTTGTCGATGTCGTACAGGATCTCCAGCGGTGCGCAGTACCCGCCGGCCGCGACGATCGCCGTCGGCTCCTGGCCGGCCTCGATCTTCCGGGTGTTCGTCGCCCAGGTCGCGTCCTTCTGGAGTACGCGGTCCTCGGGGTAGGTGAGCTGGAAGCTCACCACGTCGTGGCGGCTGCCATCAGAGCCGGCGCCCGAGACGAACACGGCGTTCATCTTGTTGGCCATAGCCTCGGCGAGCTGCTCGCGGTCGACCTCGGCGCCCGTGGTGAAGTGCGGCACGTTGCCGGACAGGACCCGCTTGGCGTTGATGACGCCTACGGCCGTCTCGGGTGAGCGCGCCTGGGTGGCGGCGCCGAGCGGTGCCCGCCCGGCCGCTGCGGTGACCGCGGTCGTGCCGTCGGGCTTCTTGCTGGTGGGACTGGTCTTGTGGCCCTTGGACTCCTCCAAGTCCTGCGCCAGGTCGCCGTCGATCGGGTCGCCGCCGTTGTCCGACTTCATCGCCAGGTCGGCGTCAGCGGTGCCGACCTCGGCGAGCGCGGCGGCGCGGCTGGCGGCCAGCTCGGCGCGCCGGCTCAGCTCGGCCTTGATCTGCTTCGCCTGGTCGGCGTAGCCCACCAGCGTGTCGACGTCTTCCTTCGAGGTCGCGGCGGACAGCTCGGCTGCCTGCCCCTGAAGGTGCGTCAGCCCCGCGGACAGTTCGGCGTCGGTCGCCTTGTCCAGTGCGGCGAGAAGGGCTTCGATATCCACTTCGCACTCCTAGATGCTCACGGTCGGATGGCGGGCCAGCGGTCGCTAGGCGATCCGTGAGCATCTGGCACTAGGTGCCGGCTGCTGCCCTACTGGTGAGCAGCATACGAGCACCGGTGACGGTTGGGGTGCAGTGTCGCGTGGATCAGTACGTGTCGCCGACGAAGACCAGGTCGCGGTCGATCGGCTCGGCGACACGTAGCCAGCGGGTGCCGTCGCGCTCGCTGCGGTGGCGGCCGGGCGTCGTGCGGGCAGCGTGCGGTCTCGATACCGGGCGCAGCGTGTGCCGCCCGTAGCGGCAGGCCTTCAGCTTCCAGCGGCGGACGGCGACGATCGCCGGCACGCCGGCCGCGAGCTCCACCAGTAGCAGCCAGATCATCAGTGCTCCTCGTCTTCGAGCCGGTGGAACGACACTCCCATGGACATGACCAGGTTGGCGCCCAGGTTCAGGCACTCGGTGAAGGCCCTGCTCGGATCGTCGTACTCGGTCTGGATGGCGTCAACAATGCGCACAGCGGCAGCGAGGTCGCCGCGCATCGAGCACTCGAAGAAGGCCTGCATCGCCGAGTGGCCGAGCTCGCGGCGTGCATCCTCCAGCGGCGCGACGTGCACGTGTGCGTCTTCGCGTGTGCGGTCCTGGATCAGGTTGCCGATCTCCCACAGGACCTCCTTGGCGGCCTGGAACGGCATCGGCGTGTCGCAGTGCGCAGTGAGGCTGAACAGGCAGCGGGCGACCATGGCCGGCGCGACGGGCGGCAGGCCGCCAGCGTCTTCGCTGCAATGGGCGATGCCGGCCAGGAGCGCGAGATGGCTGACGTGCCCGTTGATGGACTCGGCTTCGGTCTGGCGCTCGGCGAACGGGTTGGCCTGCATCACTTCTCCACGGTGGCGTTGAGCAGGTCGACAGCGCTGGCCTGCGTTGAGGTGTTCAGGCCACGCGGCGCGGCGGCCCAGGACTGGCCGTAGAACGCACCCGCGGCCTGGTCGTGCTTGATCATGGTGTCGGCCTGCCGGTCGAGGTAGGCGGTCAGCGGTCGGTCGGCGAGCGCCCGGTTGAGCTGGCCCCAGCCGCGCACCGCCGCGCCCTTGAATGTCCAGCCGTCGGCCGCGCACGTCCCGGTGTCCTCGCACACGTCCTTCAGCGTGCCGCCAGGGTTCAAGAAGGCGCTCGTGGTGCTGGCGGTCGCCAGCCGGCGCGCGATCGTCAGGTAAGGACCCAGGCCGGTTGCGCGGGCCATCGCCGCGAGCGCCGCCGCGACCGTGCCCTGGTTGTAGCTCCAGGGCGGCCCGGCCGGCCGACAGTTCTCCAGGTGGTCGAGCACCATGCCGTCGGCGCGGACGAGGCCGCTACGGCTCAGCCACTGCCATGCCGACCGGGCACGGTCGAGGTACGCGCGCTGGCCGGTGATCGTGAACAGGCTCGCCGAGAGCTGCACGTACAGCGCGTTCGTGATCGAACCCTTCTGGTCGCCGTTGTGGATGAACGGCAACGCCCATGTGACGCCCCCGCCACAGCTCGACGTCCAGCCGCCAGCCATGAAGTCGTCATCCACCTCGGCCACGTGCAGGAACAGCGGCTCGCCGGTCGCCCGGTAGGCGTCGAGCCAGGCCAGCGCCCACCAGCCGGCATCATCGTGGTAGTTACCGGTGAAGAACGGGCCCTGCTTGTTGACGTTGCGGTTCCACGTGTTGTCGATCATCGCGACCGGCACGGGCTGGCCCAGGGCACGAGCGCCGTCGATCACGGTCGTCAGCGTGTTCGCGCTCGACCACCAACCCGACGTCACGATCGGCCACAGGCCGGTCTGCCAGCTGTATTCGCCCTCCAGCGTCTTGAGCGCGGCGGCGTCGGCCGCCCGGTAGTCGACGACCCTCACGATCACGCGCGCCGGCACGGTGTCGCCCTGCGCGGTCATCGGGTAGCCGGCGATCGTCAACGCCAGCGCGGTCAGCGCCAGCGTCCAGCGGACTGCGGTCCTCATGGTTCTTCCTTCTCGGGTTGTCCCAGCGGTCGGCCGGGCGACGGAGTGTCGCCCGGCCTGGTTCGGTCGATCAGTTGTTGCCGTAGTGCTCCGGGCCGTTGCACAGGGAGAGCGACAGGCCGTGCGGGCACGTCGGGTACATCACTTCGAGCAGCTGCGGGTAGCGGTGTTCGTTGATCTGGTCGTCGCCCTCCAGCTCACTGAAGTCGTGAGTGGCGGCCTTGCGGGTGAAGAAGTCGATGGCCATGGCCTCGGCCAGCGGGCCCTCGAAGGTGACGACGTAGGTCTGGTGAGCGGCGCAGACGTTGGCCAGCAGCTTGATCATTTCGGTTCTCCCGTGATGTCCGGTTGTTCCTGTGAAGGCGACTTTACACCCCGGTCCGGGGTCTGTCTAGCGCTGCGCGTCTCAGCCCTCCAGGGTTCGGGGTGTGTCTAGTCGGAGGCTCGCGCCAGCGCGGCGGCCACAGTCGCGGGTACTCGCAACCGCAGTAGCCGCCCTCGATCTCGCGCTCATCTTCCCGCCACTGCTCGGTCACCGACGTCGGACCGCCTTCTTACGAGTCCGGCGCTCGCCGCCCTTCGTCGTCTTCGCGAACCCGTAGCCCGTGGTGTTCTTGCTCCACTTGTGGGCCATCGGGCACGTCAGGGCGTGGCGCAGGTACAGCGGCAGGCCGGCCGCGCGCATCCCGTCGGCGGCCAGCTTCGTCGGCCGGCCCAGCAGCAGCTCGCGACCGCGCGGCGTCAACGTCAAGTTGCCATTGGGCTGCGGCTCGGCCGTCACCGGGAATCGTGACTCGTCCTCGGTGACCCAGACGATGTCTGCCGGGCAGTGCGTGCACTTGCGCACGAAGTCAAAGATCGCATCGGGAACGCTCACCTGCGTCGCCGAGGGACGCCGACATGCACCGGATTCGTGTCGCCCAGGCCGCACTCGCGGCAGGCCCTGTCCCTATGGCCGCCATCCGGCCGCTCAGGCCGCTCGAAGTCGTGCCGGCTGATCGGCCCCAGTCGCCTAGAAAGCGGCTTCTCCGTCCCATCCGGCGGCTTCTGCAAGCCGTGCCAGATCGTCGGCGATACCGGCTGCTCGTGCTGCACTGTCGCTCACCTCCCGTTCTCGATACCACTCCAGATCGGCCTCGGGCAACGTCTCGTGCGTGTCGCCCTGGTAGCGCTCGGGCTGGTACACGCACCGCGGGCACTCCCGGACGCGCTCGGCGTGATTGGCCTGGCGCCACGAGATGAGTCGCGGCGCCGGCCGATCACACTTCGGACAGATCGTGTCGCCCACGGTCAGATGACGGCGATCGGCTCACGCAGCAGCGCGACGAGGTGCGCGACGGCGTCCGGGTAGTTCAGGTCGAGCACGAAGCCGACGGACAGCACTGTGGCGGCCTGCCAGAGGACGCCAGCGTCCTGCGCGTCCGGATCGTGGGCGAACGTGAGGGCGATCCGGTGCCGACCGGAACCGGGGCCCTGAAGGCGCCCCACGGTGGCCGGGTAGAACGCGCCGGGCCCGTACGCCAGCCAGGCACCGGGATTGTCGGCGATCGCGTCGGAGACCTCGGCCATGGTGTCGGCGTGCACGACAGCTTCCGGGTGCAGGTGGACGTCGAGCACGTGCCGCACCGGCGTGCCCGGCTCGACGCCGAGCGTGATCAGCATTGACATCGGGCCAACCTCTCGTTTCGGTTCGTGCGCCTCGACGCGTCGCGCCAAGCGCTCACGGGTCATCGACTCGACCTGGAAGTGGGCTACGCCGGCCTTGCTCAGGGCCTTCGCGACCAGGAGTGACGCCCTGTCCGGGGCGATGCCGGGCGCGTCGTCGGGGAACTCCACCAGGATGACGTACTCGGTGAACGGCTTCACATCAGCTCCTCGACCTTGACCGTGACCCGGAAGCGCTGGCGGTCGGCCGGCGGGTCGCCCTCTCGCACCAGGCTGGTGAACTCGTAGACGTCGTCACCCGACGTGTCGAGCAGCCGCACCCGCCACTGAATCGGCTCGCCATTCGGGCCCGTCCCGCCATCGTCGGCGCCCGTGTAGCCCTGGAACCACTGCTGCAACGTGCCCTTGGCGAAGTCGGTGACCGTCTCCAGGCTGATCCTCACAACGCCACTCCCGCCTCCAGGTCGATCACGCGGGCCCGTAGCCGGCGCTCAACGTCAGCCAGGACCTGAGCCGCCGTCAGTGCGTTCTCGTACATCCGCTTCGGCGCCGACTTGGCCAGCCGGTGGGCGCGTTCCCGCTGCTCGCCGGCCTCCTTCTTGTAGTGGTCGAGCTGCTGCTCCAGCTCGGCCACTACAGCGGCGCGCGCATCGTCGATCTTCACAGGGGCGCTCCCGCCTTCAGGTCG